AGTGGCGCTGTGGCGAGTGGTGCAGCGGCGAGTGGCGCGGTGGCGTCTGGCGAGGCGGCGAGTGGCACGGCGGCGTGTGGTTCGGCGGTGAGTGGCGCGGTGGCGAGTGGTTCGACGGCGTCTGGCACGACGGTGAGTGGCGCGGTGGCATCTGGCGCGACGGCGTCTGGCACGACGGTGAGTGGCGCGGTGGCATCTGGCACGACGGTGAGTGGCACGGCGGCGTGTGGTTCGACGGCGTCTGGCGAGGCGGCGTCTGGCGAGGCGGGATGCGATGATGCTCCGCCTAATCCTCACAGACCTAGCCCGGCAGCCCGCCGTCAAGACGAAGATCGGGCTCGTCCCGATCCACGGAAAGCGCCTAGCGTACCTCCTCCAAGCACTTCCCCCGGACTACTCCGTTGAACTCTCTGCGGACCAGACGCGCCTGCTCTTCTCGTGGCAAACTCCCCAGCGCCGAGGGGCGCTATCCCTTCGCGCGATCGCCTCCCCGGACTGGGGCGACGGGGTGCTCGCGGCCCTGCAATACGTGCAGGGCGTGCTTGAAGCGCAGTCCCTTGGGATGCGCCGGAACTGGCGCGCGAAAGATCTTCGAGGGGCTCTCTGGACGCCGGTGCGAAGAGTCCTCGGGGAGAAACGCTACGCCAAGCAGACCGCCGCGGAGACCGCGGACGCGCTGGTCGCGTGGGGCTGGCGCAATTACTGAGCAGTGTCGGCGCGCTTACGAACCGAAACGTGGTTACAACTGGAAACCCTCTGCATTACCGGACGTCGAAAGCGCGCCCTACGAGCCGCACCGGAGCGCGGAGGAGCTGCGCCTGATTGGGGAGCTACCTCACGGGCGGCTGTAGGTGGGTGTCCTACCTATTTGCGTGGCGGTGTCGAATAATCCTTGCGCCCGTACACGGCGGGCGCATAATAAACACATAGACCGGGGCACGAAGCCCCGAGAGAAAGGCAAATCCGATGAAACGTGAATACCAGATTTTCGAGGCAGGGCAGATCGTCTACACCGTCGAAGCCGCCAGCGCCCGCGGTGCCCTCCGAGTAGCCGCCCGGCAGCTCCCCCGCCGGGCAGCGGACTACAACTACCCGTCCCCCGAGTACTGGGAGACCTGGCGCGCGTGCCTGCCGGGCGAGGATTTCGCCGCATCGGCCGAGGTCCTCATCCCGTCAACCGGGACGCTCCGCGGCGCTGGCCGCTCCGTGTACCGCGCCGCCTGACCAGCCCCGCCCCGTCCGCCCCGCCGCCGAAAGGCCGCGGGGCTTGGGGCGTCGAAGGAGGCACCATGCGTATCACATGCGTCCACGACCATCTCACGTCAGCAGCCAGCGCCGCGGCTCTGCTACCCGGTGCTGTGCGAGTGACACAGCACCTCACGCACGTCCCGAGCGACGTTCTCCCGCCAGGTAGCATCCTGGCGCACAACGGCATCGGCGGGTGGCGCCCTGACGATGGTAGCGTGTACGCCTTCGACTCGCGCGGTGTCGGCGTCGTGGCACACGACGCGGCGTCGTGCCCGAATCCGAGGTGTCGGCGTGGAGACGCCATCTTACCCGCACCGGCGCCCGAGGCCTGCGACGAATGGTCGAGACGCCACCCAGAGACGCGCGCTCACGGGGCGTGGGACCGTGTCTCTCGGGGGTAGTCGTCCACCCCGTTCCGCCCCATCCGCCCCGCCGCCGAAAGGCCGCGGGGCTCGGGCGCGTGAGGAGACCCGACATGACCAAGCCTGTGATCGTCCACTACTACGACTCGACCGCCAGCCGGATCGTCCGCTCGCGTGAGTACGCGAGCTCACGGCTGGCTCGCGCTGCGATGGCCCGCGCAGCGAAACGCCACCAGATCGCGGGGATCGCCGCCGTGCGCACGGCGGATGACCCGCCGACGTGCCACCACTGAGTGCCGCACACGCAGCCCGAGGAGAACCGCTGAATGACAGCCATCGCCACCGACAGGTCGTATTCCGCACTGCAGGATATCCAGGCGCGCGTAGGCGCGATGGATCACCCGATCATCACCTACACAACGCGCTCGCATCCTGACGGCAGGCGCAAGCTGTGGCCAATCGTGTGGCGTCGCGCACAGTTTCCCGCGGGCTGGATCGAGCGTTCCGCCGATGGCGGAGAAACTTGGTTCCGGGTGCCGCCCGGGGCGCGGGCGATCCCCCGCACCGTGCGCCGGAGGCTGAAGATCCCCCGCCCATCCGCCCAACCGCCGCAAGCCCGGGCTTTGGGACTGTAAGTGGGTGTCCTACCTATTTGCGTGGCGGTCTGGCAAAATCGACACCTGGGACTCGACTCGGTATGCCTCGCGAGGTATATTGAGATCATGACGCTGATTGATAGCAAGCTCAGTCCAGCAGCCCTGGACGAACTAGTTCGAAAAGTGACGGCGTTCGCCGACGCCGCGGACCTGCTGGCCCACATGTCCGATGGCTACACACCGACCCTGAGTCGGCGCAGCCCGACGGCCAAAATGCTCGGTGCCGTACTAGAGCGCGTGGGGCTAGGAGTATTCTGGATCCACTGACCACCCCGCCCCGCCCCGTCCGCCCCGCCGCCGAAAGGCCGCGGGGCTCGGGGGCGTGAAGGAGACCGGAAATGGAACAGTATGCACACGCACCAGCACGCTTTGGGTGCAGGATGTTCCCGCGCGATGCAGTCGCGCGGTGGTCGAAACTGCTGGACGCGGCCGACATGGCCGCGAAAGACGCCTATCTAGTCAGCGCTCAGATAGGCGATGAGTGGTGCTCGCGCCGCACGTTCACCTGCGGACGCGTTGCGGGCGAACCTGTGATGCGACTCGTTCGCGTAAGGTGAGACCATTCAGCCCCGCCGCCGAAAGGCCGCGGGGCTCGGGCGCGTGAGGAGACCGAGGACCTCTGAGCACAGGCTGCCGTGGCTACACGCCTACCCCCACTAGCCGCACCAGCCTGCTCGTCGCGCTCCGGCTCGGCGAGCCCCGGGCCGCGGTCGAGCTCGGGATCGGCGCGCGAACACTAGGGCGTCTGCGGGTCGAGTCGCCAGCCGTCCGGGACGTCCTGGACCGGCACGCACAGGGGCGGACGGGGGAGGATAGGGGCGGACGCAGTGGCGCACCGGGTCTACCTGGCTCGACGATCGGGCGGGTAGATCCTCCAGCGCTCCGCGCATCCACCTACCGCCTCGGCGGTAGCGCGCCGGCGTGCTGCCCAGGACGGCAATCATTTGACATTCTGGCAAAAGAAAAATGCCCTTTTGACATTCTGTCAAATGATTTCCGTTGCTGCTTTAACGATTCCGTTCGTGCTTTATCGGTTTTCCGTTCACGCTTTACGGATTCCAGCGGCACTTTATCGGTTTTCCAGGCACGCTTTACTTGCTTTTCGGAGAGCGTTAAAGTGTGGGTGGAAGGCATTTGACAGATTGGCAAAAGCCATTTTTTCTTTTGACAACTTGTCAAATTCGAACCCTGGAGCGCGTGCACGTTCGCCGGAGGCGCGAGGCAGGAATTTGCGGGGTGCTGATTTTCCGTGGGCGTTTTTGGCTGGATCGCGCAGGCTATCAGATGTTTCGCTCATTATAGATCTGTGTGTTTGGGGATGGCTATTTGGGGTAAACGTACTAATCTGATCAAGGACGCTGAATTAGACTGTGTGTTTACCCCAAGTAACACTCCCAGAGGTGAGTATTAGAAAGTCAGCTGCACACGCTTGACACCGCAGACTTGCGCGTTACCCTCCGGGCATGCGCACGACACGTCTCCCTCGGTGGTTCGGTGGGGCTTTGATTCTCGCGGAAGACCTGCCTGCGATTACGTCAGATGCTTGGCAGGACGCCCACCGGGCCGTGCGTGCCGCTTGGCGCGCGCGCCGCGCCCAGGACCCTCGCGCGGACTGGCGGGAGTACGCCGGGCAGATCGCCGCGCTCGCGAACGCCAGGCGCTTGCTCGTGCGAAGAGCGCGGGAGCGGCTTGCGGACACGCGAGTGCAAGAGCGTCGGCGCGAGACAGAGCGCCTCGAGGCCGTGGAGCGGTACGCGCGCGCAGCACCCACGCGCCCGTGGGTGTCTCCGAGCGAAGAGGACCTCCAGGCGATCGCGAACCCCCCGGAGCCGCGATTCCGTTTTTCCGCGCCCCACCCCGAAACGCCGTGTCTGCCAGAAGATCTGCCAGACGAGCCTTGGTCGGTCAGCAAAGGTCCCTGGGGAGGATCGCGCCCGTGGGCGGGGTATCCGGCGTACGAGGAAGACGAGAAACGCCTCGGAAAAGCCGGACATTTGCATCTGTATCCGGATGAGCAGTTTCTTCGGCGCACGATTGCCCGCCTGCGCCATCGGGTGTGGCGTTTCTCGAAACGCTTGCGGGCTCTTGGCGTACCTGCTCGTGGACTGCTCGCACAAGATCTCGATATCTGGCGCGAAGACCTCGCGCGGGCGCGGCAGATGCTACGGGAGCTCCCGGGGAGGACCCACCGGCGCGTCGGAGATCGGCAGGTGGCGTGGAGGGCACGCCTCCGGGAGCTCCACGCGATTTGGGCAGCGGATCGCGAGCGTGCGCGCGGACTCCCTCGAGAGGAGCAGCGAGCCGCGCTCGCCGTCGCTCGAGCGCACTGGGAGGACGCTGTGAGCGCGGAGCGGGCGCGGTGGGATCTCGCTCGGGCGCGGGAGCGCGAGGCGCGGGATGAGGCGCGCGTGGCGGCTCGAGCGGACCGGTATCGCCGCTCTCGAGGACCGGATGGGTACGTGGCCGAGGGGATGCGGGCAGCAGCGCAAGCCCGGGCTTTGGGGTTGTAGGTGGAGCGCCTACCTATTTGCGTGTCGGCGTCGAATAATCCTTGCGCCCGCCGTGAGTAGCCCGCCGCCGGTTCGCCGGTTGGCGGGCTTTGCTTTTGGCACGTTTCGTGCTAGGCTTGGCGAATGGCTGAGATCCCCGGCGATCTAACTCGCCCGCCCGCCCTGTACGTCCCCCAGCACTACTACGTAGTCACCACGGCACCCGCGCGAACGGCGGTCGTTGGCGGACGCGCGCGCCGGCTCGTGATAGGGCGGGTGCTCCCGGGCGGGGCGGTGACGCTAGAGCGCGTGGATGGGTCCTCGGTGGTTTTTTCGACGGATCTCCTCCGCGCGCACGCCACGGGCGTGGCCGCGGAGGGGTATTTCGGGGCGACGATCGACTGCGAGTTCGTTGCTTGGTCCGCGATGAATTGCGACACCTTTCTCGTGGGGCTCTGATGGCGATCCTAGGGCTGCGCTTGAGCGCCGCGTGTGTCGTCCCGCTTGGCGGGACGATCACGATCACCGATCCGGGGGTGCTTCCCGCTGGCGAGGAGGCCACGCTCGAGTGCGTCACGACGGGGGATATTCGCCGGGTGGATTGGTGGGTGGACGACGTCCTGATCGAGGTCGTGCGAGATGTGCCGTATTCTCTCGTTTGGACCCCGACGGAGGGAGGTAGCCCTGTCGCGGTCGCGCACGGACGCACGTACGGCGGTGCGTTGGTTGCGACTGCGCAGCGTACGCTGACGGTTTCCGAGGGCGGGCAGAGCGGCACCGTCACCCTCACCGACCCCGGCACGGTCTACGAGTCCGTTTCCGCCGCCTTCGCCGCAACAACGACCGGCACGGTCACGAGCGTCGTGTTCGACTACACGACGAACGGCGTCGACTACACCGCAATCGGCACGGACTCGAGTGGCCCGACCCCGTGGGGCGTGACCGGAAGAATCACGGTCTCGGGCGCGGTCACAGTCCGGGCGCGCGCGTATAACGGTGCCGCGTTGGTCGCGACGGACACGCGCGAGTTAACGGTCAGTGCGCCGTACCAAGTCACGCAGTCACCCGGCGCGGAAATCGGCTCGTTCGCAAGCGGATCGTATTTCCAGGACAACGCGCTCGGCGGGCCCGAGTTTTCTGCTCCGAGCGTGACGTTTGAGCTCACGTGGCGCAATCTGACCCCGGCTACCGTGACCAATGTGCTGTGGGCACGATGCGTCGCCGCCAAAGGCTGCTACCTGTCGCAATCGGTAGGCACGGGGGCGTTGTCGTTTGCCTACTACCAGGCTTCGGACGGCACGTTGGCGAGCGTGAGTCTCGCAACAGCGCTCGGCACGCGCGTGCATGAGGGGATCAATACGCTCGTGTTGAGTGTGTTGGCGAATGGGCAACTGTGGGGGTCGCTTAACGGCTGCACGCCCGCGCAGGTGCTCACCGACTCGACCGTGATCGCGCCCGCAGACGGAACCTGTTTCCACAGAATCGGACGCAGCGGTATCACCACGGCCAACGCTGCAACCCTGATGCGTTTCGTGCACTGCGCACATATCGCCGCAGCTGCCACGTCGGAGCAAATGCAGGCCTGGTCTGGTCAGGCCAACGCGATTGAGCGTTACATCCCCCACGCCGGAGTCTCGGGGCACGCCAGCCTGGTGAGCGAAATCCAGACCGTGCGCGACTGGAACGGTACCGACGGAACCATGGTCGCTGGCGCCGGTTCGTCTCCGACCACTTGGACTAAGGTGGGGACGCCAGCGCGATCCGAGCTGGGCGTGGAGCGCATCTACGATGCACGTATCCCTGGGTTGTGGCACAACAACAGCGGCGCGACCATCGTCGGCAGCGGCGATACGGAGCGGCTCGATGCCAACACGTTTGGCGAGCTCCGCATCGAGACCGACGCTACACGTATCTCGATTGACGGGTTGTACGATTTGGACGTCCTGACCGAGTCAGGTCGCGAATACGGCGGCCTGTACGACGGGACCACGAAGATCGCCGTGGGGCTGTCGGCGGGGGATTCAACGCTCGGCACTCCGCAGTGTGTCGAGAAAACGGTTGCCGCCGGAACTAAGACATTGTCCGTGTGGGGAGGATACAAGCACGTCGGGCCACCGCGTACGGGCTGGTGGATCAACGGCGGAGCTGGGCGTGGTTTGCGCGTCCCGGACGCGGCTACCACGACGCTCGTAGCGCCGTCGATGCCGAGCCGAAAGCTACTGATCTACGGCGACTCGATCGCCAACGGGGCTCACTGCACCTACGCGGGAACGGATGCGTTCACAGCGATTCTGGGGCGTGGCGCGAAAACATACCCGGGAGACGTGCAGGTGTTTGCCTCGGGAGGCGCAGGGCTGTTCAACGACGCGGCGACAGCAGAGCAACGCACGGCACTGGTCGCACTGTTCGCAGCGGCGTTGTCGGGTGTGACGACGCCGGAGCTGCTGATCCAGATCGGGACCAACGACTGGGGGAACGATCTGTGTTCAGCGGCGAACTATGGCACCTGGATGGCCGCGGTGCTGGACGCGCTCAAGTCCGCTGTTCCTGCCCTGCATGTGTACTGGCTGACCGCGCTGACACGAGTAAGCGAAGATGCGGCAAATGTATTTGGGGACGTGCTACAAGACTATCGGGACGCTGCTACCGTGGTCGCCGCCACTCGTGATTGGATCACGGTCGGGAGCGGACCAAGCGCCGCGACATACCCCACGAATTTCGACGACGGGATTCATCTAACCACGGTAGGATCGCAGGAAGGCGCTGACTATCTCGAAACTCTGATGGGCCTATGAGCCGCCTCCTTCTCACCCTCCTGCTCTGCTCGTGCGTCCCCGCGCAAGAACGGACGTGTGCGTCGGTCCGGACCCAGGCCGACGCCGGGCTCGTGGTGGCGACCGCGGGCGGAATTGGGCTCGCATGGGCTCGTGGTATGCGACGAACAGGTTGTCCCGGACGGCGACCAGCGGCTGTCCAAATTGATCGGGCTCGAGCGCGCCGAGTACGTGATTTTGCTGGCAAAACTGCGCCGGCTTGAAGAGCACCTGCCAGAGACGCTGAAAGGAAAGGCAAAAAGATGACCCTCGCATTTGCATTGATCGTGGTTGTTCTCGTAGCCCTCGGCCGTGCCGCAAAAGAGTCGTGGTGGTCCGGGTTGCCGAAATGGGCGCGCCGGATCCCTGCCATCCTAATCGCGATCGCAGGGGCGCTCGAAGTCTACGCGCGTCAGGCGCTCGACGGGGCCGCCGTCGACTGGAACGCAGTGGGCGAAGCCGCCTATCTCGCCGGCGGGCTCACGCTCGGTGGTGTGGAAATCGCGAAGGTGCTTCCGTGGGCGAAGCTGGTCCAGCTCGTCACGCGGGTTCGCACCTGGATTTCGCTGGGTTTGCTGGTCCTGCTGGGCGGGTGCTCGACGCTCGCGTCGCCGCAGGCTCAGTCGGCGATGTCTGTGGTCGATACGGCGTGCACGCTCGGACTGGTCCAGTACGGAGCGACGATCGCCCAGGCGGAGCTCGAAGGGGTGCCCGTCGAGTGGCTCGCCGAACAGCTGTGCGCCACGCCCGCTGTGTATCAGGCGTGGCTCGAAGGGCAGCGCTCTCGCACGCCCGGGGCTGGACCCGCGGCAGCCATGCGGACGGCTCGGGCTCGGGGACTCGTGCGGTGACTGCGCGGCAAGCCTGGCTGGCCATCGCCGTGGTGTCCTGGGCGATGGCTTGCGTAGCTGCGTCTGGGCTGCTATGGTAGGCTGTGCCCGATCGTCTAGGTAGGACCCGGTCATTGCCGGAAACGCGGATTTCAATTCCGCTCGGGCTTGGCGCGCCGGTCTCGCCATTAAGCGCGCCACGAACACGGCGGTTCGTGGCGCAACTGAAAGGGAGCCAATGACACAGCAATTCCCGAAGAAGAGGTTCGGCGCGGGGCCGCGCCGGCGGCCGCGATGCGCGAAGCCCGGACGCTAGGACTCATCCGGTAACCGCTGTCAAGGGAGATAGCCGTGCTAGATGACATTGTCGATGGTGTGCTGCTTTTGATCGTGACTCCTTTCGTGCTGCTGGCGACGCTGGCGAGCGCCGGTTGCCAGCCGCCGTACGTTCAGCGACCGCCGGTGCACGACGAGCCGGCGCCCGTGGCACATCCGGCGTCGACTGAGCCTGTCTGCCGCTGGGTGCCGAGTGGCCGTGCTGTACGCCCCTCGGAGCGGATCTGCGGCGGGCAGCCCAGTCGGGAGGGCGCCTATCCCTGGGCTTGTGCTGTCGAGACCTCCGACGGGAGGCAGTACTGTGGGGCGTCTCTCGTGTCCCCGGACCGAGCCGTCACGGCGGCCCATTGCCAGGTCGCAATAGACGACGTGCTGCACTGCGGGACTGCAGACCTGCGGCAGCCCGGCGTGCGGGTCGCCGTCCGCGAAGTGCGGAATCATTACATGTGGCATGGGACCACTGGAGGCCACGACATCGCTGTGCTGGTGCTAGACGACGTCGTGCCTGTGGCGCCGGTCGAACTGGCCGCGGTCGTGCCGGACTACCCGGCTGCTCTCGTGGCCATCGGGTGGGGCGCGCAGGTCGCCGGCGGCCCGACCACTCCCGAGCAGCGTCACGTGCAGCTGCCATTGGTTCCATTTTCGGTTTGCGACGAGACCTACGAGCACGTTTTGACCGGGGATATGCTGTGCGCCGGCGACTACGGCACGGGGATCGACACCTGCCAAGGCGACTCCGGCGGCCCGCTCGTGTCGGCGACTGACGACGGCTGGCGGCTGGTAGGCGTGACTTCGTGGGGTGCTCGTTGCACGGACGCCCCGGGCGTGTACACGTCCGTGCCTGCGCTGATTCGGTGGGTGCGCGCTTGCGCGGAGGTGTCACCATGACGTGCACAGCGATCCCGGACTCGGCCTTGCGCTTGCAGCCAGACTGGCGCCGAAGGTCCCTCGAGGCCGAGCGCGAAGTCCGTAGGCTGACGGCCGAGAATCGGCTGCTACGAAAGCTCCTGACGGAGCCCTGCAAGCCGGCGAACGTCGAGGTCATAGGCTGATGGTTTGCGGCGGAGAGCTATCGCCCGTGCTAGACGAGGCCGAGCTACTACGCCGGCGAAAGCTGGCTGTGCACTGGCTCGAATGGGCCTGCGGCTGGCCAGAGGCTACCGCCGTCGACACCACGCACGAGCGGTACCGAGCCGTGACGGAAGGCCGGCACGGGCCGGGCTACTCGTCTTGCGGAGACCTCGCACACTGGATGCTGTTTCGACTCGGCGTCAGGCTCGCGTGGATCAACCGCGCGGAGTGCCGTGGTTGGCGCGTTGGCGCTAACATCAACAAGCTGGTCCCTCCTCCGATCGGCGCCTGCGGGCAAGCCCGTCCGTGGCGAGGCGGGCCACTCGACGGCGGGGACGTGTTGATCATCGCCAACAAATGGCCCGCCGGCACGGATGCGCACGCCGTGTGCGTCTGCGTCGAGGAGCCCGGCTGGCTCGGCACCGCCGAGTACGGGCAGCCCGGAGGCGCGCTCAAGACGCACCGCTGGGATGGGGTCAGGATCGGTCAGCGCAAGGTCCAGACCGTGCTCAGGCTAGACGACGTACTATATGCAGCGTGGCACGTGGGACTGCTCCGCGAGCCGGAGAACCTATGATCCAAGATCAAACTCCAATGCAAACACCCGCTACGATCGTGCAGCTGACAGCGAACACGCGCGCAGTCGAGTCGCTCAAAGGCACGGTGCTTGAGCTCGTTGCTCGCACCGTGGCTGTCGAGGACCGGCTGGTTCGAGTCGAGACCGGCATGGCCGCGTACACGAAGGCGGCCAAAGCGGTCGTCGCCCGGCATCCGGTGACTGCGAGGCAAATCGCGGCTATCGCCACACTGGTTACAGCCTTGTCCGGGGCAATCGGGTCATGGCAGATCGGGCGCCAGGCGAAGGCCGAAGCTGCTCAATCAGCGGCAGTCACGACGGAGCAGACGTACGACCGTCGTGCTGAGCGCGATCGGGATCAGGCGATCGCCAAGGCGGTCGAGGCACAGGCGGCGGTTGATCGGGCAATGTGGTCTGCCCGAGTCGAGTCCGCCAAAGTCGAAGCTGAGCGTCGGGCGAGCATGAGGCGACCGTGAGTTGTTGCGCTCACCGCCGGTCGTGGTAAGCTCCGAGCATGACCCGCCGCCTGAACCTAGGCCCATTGACGATCGTGCACGACGAGGGGATACCACTCGAAGTGCTCTGTCCCTCTGAGCAAGACGGGCTCCCCTCTGACGTGTGCGACGATTTGCTCGCTGCCCCCGCAGTGATCCGCCGGTGCGAACAGCACGTCGAGGACGAGCCGGTTGAGCTGGATTTCGAATGATCGCTTCTGCGCCGTGGGCGCAGCGCCTGGACGAGTCCGACGCAGATCACCGCGCAATGATGCGGTGGGCGGAGCAGGGTCCGGGACGTGGTCCGCCGATCGAGGGCGATCTGGCGCGGATCCACGACTGGCAACGCCGCGTCCGTGCGTGGGATCTCGCGCAAACCACGACCGGAGACCCGCGCAAAGACCTGCTTGCCGCGTACGTGGACCTGTGTCAGTCTGCTCGGATAGCCATGGGACTGACCCTTCAGCAAATCCTGACGGACCCGCTATCCGTGCCGTTGCCGGATCGGATGCGCTTGACGGAGCTCGCTGCGCGGCTGCCGGCACTCGCTCAAGGGCTTCCGACTGAGACACACGTACACCTGTACGAAACAATTCCGGACGACGTAGCCGAGCAGATCGCGGATGTTTTTGCTCGCGCGCGTCGCGAAGGATTACTCCTGGAGTCGAAATGAACCCACTGCTATTCCTAGATTTCGAAACAACTGGGTTGAACCCACATGTACATCTCCCCCTCGAGGTCGGGTTGTTCTGCGATTCGTCGGGCGTTCAGACCGAGGCACATTGGCTGCTCGCGGTGGACGTGGATGATGCCCTCGCCCGGGCAGACGAATTCGTGCAGAACATGCACGCGGAGTCAGGGCTCTGGGATGATCTGCTCGCGCCGCCGGCGGACGAACCTCTGATTGAGCGAGCCGCGTTGGACGCCACTCTTTGCGCTTGGTGGTCGCAGTACGCGCGTGAAGCCGCGCCGAAAGGGCGAAAACCGTGGATCGCGGGGTGGAATCCGGCGTTCGATTTGGGCTGGCTGCGCGTGCACGCGCCCGGTTTCGCGGCGGTTTGCGACTATCACACGTTCGATTTGTCCACCTTGAAGCAAACTTGCCGTGCGGTTTATCCCGGCGAGGTCGGTCCAACGCAGGACGCTCGCGGGAGGCATCGGGCGCTGAGTGACTGTCGATCGGCTGTGGCTTATTGGCGCTGGTATCGCTCGCACGTCATGAGTCCGTACGGACGCCAAGCTGGGGGTGGCGCGTGACCTGCCCGACTTCCCCGTGCTGGGCGCTGGACGGTTCGACGAGAGTGTGCGTCACGTCTGCCGGCGAGCGCGTGCCTGCTGTGGCTGTATGGTTTGGCTCCGCGTATGTGCTGACGTCCGATTGGGTGCACTTCGAACCTTTGGATTTTTGGTGGGGGATCGCATGACCACGCTTCTTTACGAGAGTTCACGGGCGCTGGTTTTCCACGGGCGCTGGCAAGAGGTTCTTCCAATCGTCGGGTCCGTGGACGTCACGATTACGGATCCGCCGTACAGCGATCACGTCCAAGCGAACATTCGCTCGGTCGACACGCGCGGTTCCGTCCGAGTGCGCAAATGGGATTGCGATTTCGCATCCTTGCCGGATTTCGAGCACGTGCCTGCGTTTCTTGCCGCGACTGCGCGGTGGACGCTCTGTTTTTGCGCGCTCGAACAATTCGGCGATTACCTGCGCGCTGCTGGCGGACAGTGCTCGGCGAAGGACCCGGCAGCGCGGTACGTGCGGTCTTGGGTGTGGCGAAAGATGCAAGCAGCGCCGCAGCTTTCCGGAGATCGCCCTGCGAATTCGTGCGAGGGGATCGCGGTGATGCACAGCTCAGGCAAAAAACGCTGGAACGGTCACGGGCAACATGCGTGGACGGACTTGGAGCGGGAGGAATTCGCGGACGTGGGCGTGGACAACTCCTGTCAATTTGGGCGCATCCGCGGGCGCGAGAAGGTTCATCCCACGGAAAAGCCTCCTCCCCTTTGCGATCATCTCGTGGCGAAATTCTCCGATCCCGGTGAGGTCGTCGGGGACTGGTTCTGCGGGTCGGGGCAGATCGCATGCGCGGCCGTGCGCGCTGGGCGTTGCGTGGTCGCGTGTGACTCGGATCTTCGGTGGGCGGAGCACTCCGCGCGAGCGGTAGAGGCCGCAGAGCGTGGTTTCGCCGGCTGAAATCGAATTCCTACGCGCGGCTGGCCCCGCTGCGTACGCTCGCGTTTGCGGGCTGGACGCCGGCGGGTTGCACAGGTTCATCGGATTGTTTTGGCGCGAGGCCGGGGAGCAGGGCGAATTCATCCCGAACTGGCATTCTGAGGCGATTTGCCAGGTGTTCACGCTCGCCACGTTCCGCGGCATCGAGTACGGCAAACCCGAGGTCGATCGGGTGCCGTCAGCGCTTCCGGAGCTGGTGATTAACACCCCACCGGGGTCGAGCAAGACTCTGATTACCGAAGTGTTTGGTCCAGCCTGGGTGTGGACCTGGGACCCAGGGCACCGGTTCATTTGCGCCACGTTCGACGATACCCTCGCGCATAACGTCGCGCGCAAGTTTCTACGGCTCGTGCAATCGGAGCTCTACCGGGCGTGCTTTCCGCACGTGCGTTTGACCAGATCACGCTCGGCCATTCGCGAAATCGAAAACACCCTCGGAGGACGCCGGTACGCTGTGCAGCTCGGCGGAGGGATCACCGGGCGGCATTGCGAGACCTTGATCGGGGATGACTTGATCAAGCCGGCAGACGCACGCGCCGGCTTGGTGGGACCGCAACTTGATTCCGCCTGGGAAACTTGGCAAGGCACGTTCCGTACGCGCAGGATGCCCGGGGCGGCGACGATTATGATCGCGCAAAGACTTGCCGCGGGGGATCCCCCTGAGCGGATGCTGGATGCCGGCGCAGAGCACGTGTGCATTACTGCGCAGTACGTGCCTGGTTGTTCGTGGGACCGCGGATGCCCGAGCTTGGGTCCGTATGATCCGCGCTCCGTGCCGGGCGAGTCGTTTTGCTCGGAGCGATTTCCCGATGCAGACCTCGCAGCACGACGGCGAGATATGCCGTCCGAGTACGAAGCACAATACCAGCAGAACGCCACCCCGGCGAAGGGAGCATTTTTCGAGGAAGGCTGGTTCCACACTTGGGTCGACAAGCCTCCGGTCTGGGAATGCGAGATCGTTCAGTCCTGGGATCTTGGGTTCGACGGGACGCGGAACCCAGAGGCTGCTTCGCGCGTGCACGGGGCTCTCTGGGCGCGGCACAAGAATCGGTATTTGCTTTTGGACGAGGTCATCGGGGTTGTGAATTATCCTGGGACCAAGAAGCTTTTTTGCTCCGCGCAAGCCCGCTCCGGGTGGGAACGCGCGGGGGCGATCTTGATCGAGGCGAAGGCAAACGGGCCCGCCCTGCTTGCCGAGCTCCAAGAGGACATCGAGCTCATGCGTGCGATTCACGGGATCCCGGTGATGCCGGTCGAGCCTCGAGGATCAAAAGAAGACCGTGCGCGGCGACACTCGGCGAAAGCCGAGTCCGGACAGATTTGGCTTCCGACAGCAGACGTGCTACCCTCCGTGGCGGAGTTCCGCTCGGAGTTGGTGAAATTTCCCAAGCAAAAACACAATGATCGGGTGGATACCACGACTCAGGCCCTGGATCGGCTTGCCGCGCACGGCGGGCAGTGGGACGCCTGGGTGAAAGCGGCGGAGAATCTATGAGCAGGCGGCAAAACCGAGCGCGCACGATCGCACAACCCAGCCACACGCGCGTGGACGGACCGCGGTTGATCGTCGACGGCTGGATCGATACGGTTCGCGGATTCGGGGACGCGGACAGCACTACCCAAGGCTTTCAAAAGCGCGACGAGCTGCCCGCGGACGTGCTCGAAGCTCTGTACGAGCAGTCCTGGCTTGCGCGCACGATCGTGCAAGCCCTCCCCGAAGACGCCATGCGCCGGCGCCCGAGCGGACCGACGCCGGAGCAGTGGGCACGATTCGACGAGTTGAATCGGCACGAGGCGTACGAGCAGGGCGTTCTGATGCAGGGGCTCTGTCAGGGGCGCACGTTCGGTGGGGCAGCGATTCTGTTGGGGTTCGCGCAAGGAAGCCCTACGGAGGAGGCGCCCGAGCCCGGCCCCGGCGCAGACCTGGTCTGGCTGGATTCCGTGCCGTGGGGGAGCCTGACCGTGGTGGCGCGAGAGACCGACGCCAATTCTCCGCGGTTCGGGCTGCCGTTGGTCCTCCGGGTGTCGGGGGATCATCCGCGAATGGGGCTTGAGTTTCACGTGTCGCGATCGATTCTGTGTGGGGGCGCGCCGCGAGCGTGCACGCGGCGCCAACAGAACCCGCCGTGGTTGTCGGTGCTCCAAGCCGTGTACGAGGAGCTCCTAGCGTACGGGATGAACTGGAAGTCTGTGGACGCTTTGCTTGCCGAGGCTTCGATGGGTGTGTTCAAGATGGCGGGTCTCGCGGCGGCCGCTGCGCGCGAAAACGAAGCCGGCTTCAGGGCGCGCCTCGCGCTGCTTTCGACGGGGAAGTCGACGGCGCGCACGATCTTTCTCGACGCGAGCGCTCAAGAGGAATTTTCCCGAACGGAGGTGTCTTTCGCGGGACTCTATCAGATCGTGGACAAGATCATGATGCGTGTTGCGGGTGCCGCGCGGATGCCGCTCACGCGCCTGTTTGGGCGGGAACCTGCGGGAATGAACGCGACAGGCGAATCCGACCTCTCGCAGTGGTACGATTCCTGCGAGTCCTACCGGGAGCAATCCGTTGCTCCGAAGTTCGGGCGCCTGATCGATCTGGTCGCGGGCACGCACGTGGAGCTCGAATGGCCTTCGCTCTGGCAGGCGTCGGCAAAAGAGCAAGCCGAAACACGCAACATGCTGCTCGCGGGGGACGCAATTCTCGTAGACAAGGGAATGGTGGATCCGCTGTCCGTGCTCGAATCCCGCGCGAAGGACAAGACTCTCGGCCTCGAGGTGGACGTGGCTGTAGAGCTGCGGCTCGCAGAGGAAGCCGCGGCGCAAGAGGAAGCTGCGCGGGAAGCCGGGCTCGCAGCCCTGGCGCAGAAACCCGCCGAACCCGCGGACGTTGACGTCGAGGGCGAATGACCCGACGCCGGCGCGTCGTGCGCGGACGCGGGGCGCCGCCAGCGGCGATTGCACTCATGCGCCGGGCGTACCTGCTCGTGCTGAAAGCCGCGCACGAGGGGGCGCTCCGCGCGCACAGACTCGTGCAGGACGCGGCGAAACCACACGTCAAGGTCCCCGCGGAGGTGCTTCGCTTGGTCGAGCGCGCGACGCGCACGATCCAAGCGAGCGCGGATGAAGCTCTACAGAAAATCCCCGGGATTTCCGCTGCAAGGGTCGCCGGCGGGGAGAACCTCGTGCGCGCTTTCCGCAAGCGGAACGTCGCTTTGATCCGCACGCTCGCGCAAGAGCACCTCTGGGCCGTGACGGACGTGCTCGCAGAGGCAGGGAATCTGCACACCAAAGGCCTGGCCGAAGCCCTGCACGCGGTCACGGAGCAGTACGGGATTTCAGCTCGCCGCGCGGAGTTTTGGGCTGTTGACCAGACCCTCAAGCTGAACGCGAACGTGGTCGAGGCGAAGCATAAATCGATCGGAATCGTGGAGTACAAGTGGCGCACGTCTCGGGACTCCGCCGTGCGCGAGACTCACGCGGAGCTCGAGGGGAAGACGTTTCGTTATGACGATCCCCCCGAGACCGGCACGGGCAGGCACAATCCGGGGGAGGACTATCGATGCCGGTGTCATGCGGATCCGGTGCTCCCGGCGGCGGGGAAGGCGAAGCCCCGCACCACCCGCGCCTAGCAAGTCCCGTGCCAACCCCGCTTGACGCTTGGCATGGTTCGTGCTAGGGTTGCGAGGTGATCGTCGATACAGCCCAAATCGGCTCGACCCGCTCAGCTCCTGGCGGTGGGCTGATCGTGTCGGCTCGGATCGGCAGGTCGGGTGTGCAGGTGTATCGGCGCCCGGACGGCTCGACCGTCCGGGCGTTCCGGCCAGCAGACGAGGTGCGCGGGGCGAATTTCGCCGGCGCCCCGGTGACCGTCGGACATCCCTCGGGCGGTGTCACGCCGGTGACCTATCAGCAGCACGCCGTCGGACACGTCCAGACGCAGGACTCGAATCTCGAGCGCGTGGGTCGACACGAGTATGCTCGTGCAGAGCTGTTGCTCGCTGCGGCTCCCGCGATCGAAGATGTGCGAAGCGGAAAGATTGCTGAATGTTCGTGCGCGTATTCGTGTGATCAGATTTGGGGCGCTGGGATCGCGGACGGCGAGGAATACGACGTCGTTTTCAAATCGATCGTCCCGAATCATGTGGCGCTCGGACCAAAAGGGTTTGCGCGCGCCGGAGCCGAGGCGCGTATCGTGGCGGACGGCACCGACGGCGATTGGGTTTTGATCGAAGACGCCCCCTCTAGTGAGAATTATCCGCGCCAAGAGCGCGATGGAGCAAACATGGATCAAAAGGAACACGACCTGCTGGTCGCGGATCACGCGGCCCTGAAAATCAAGTATGACTCTCTTGTGGCGGAGCATGAGGCGCTGAAGGGGCGCGCCGCTGCGGCTGACGGCAAACTCGCGACCCTGCAAGCGCAGGTCGATGGCCTGCCCAAGGCGATCGCGGACGGCGTTGCTTCCGAACTTGCGTTTCGTGAGGCTTTGCGCGGCCGCTTGCCGGCGGGCTACGATGCGACGGGCAAGAGTCCGCGCGCGTTGAAGATCGCCGCGATCAAGCACGCGCAGCCCAAGGCAGAGATCGCGGACTCCGCGTCTGACGAGTACGTCGACGCTTACTTCGCAGCGACTGCGCCGGCGGTTACCGTGCACGACCACAATTCGGACGTCCGCACCGATGTGCAGGACGCCAAGCCTTCGAGTTACGAAGCCCATATGCGCGCCGAAAGCGCCCGCCTTTTTTCGGGGAAATGAGCATGGCACTCTACACTGAAAGTCAGATGACTCCGCGCCGCGGTACGAAAGCTTCGGTGGATTGCGATTCGTCCGCACACATGCTCGACGCGGCCGTGCTGGCTGGGCTGATCGTCGTGCCCGGAGCCGCAGGCGACTCCGCCAAGCTGCCGGCGTCCGATGCGGACATCCCGAAGGCTCTGGGCGTGGTCGCGTACGACCAGGCTGCTCAGCCGACGTCCGCGAGCTACGATTTCGCTGCCGGTGAGGTCGCCGAGGTCGTGTACCGAGGCGATGTGTGGGTCGTGTGCGAGGACGCAATCGCAGCCGGCGCGCAGGTGTACCTGCGACACACGGCGAACGGTGCCGGCAAGCTGCAACCTGGTGCTGTGTGCGCGGCAGACGACACTACGTACACGGCGCTTCTCCCCAACGCCCGGGCGCTCGCCGCGTCCAGTGGCGCGGGCGTGATCAAACTCCGAGTCAACTTCCCCTACGGCGCGGCCGCGTAAGGACCGAGGTAGAGAATGTCCAGCACGATTTACAGCGAGCAACTCAAAGCGGTCGAACAAGCCCGGATCCAAAAGACCAGGCCGAATAAGTTCCGCCGGATTCTGCCGGTGTCTGGAGGCTACCCTGCGTGGGTCACCACGATCGAGACCTCGGTCATCGCCATGCAAGGTGCGCGTCCGGTGCTGCTCGGCAACGGCGTTGCAAAAAACCTCCCCAGAGCGAATATCGACAAGACCCGTGCGACGATCGGGGTCTTGAAGTTCGGATATTCCTACGGGTATACGGATGACGAGGTCATCAAGTGCCAGCGCGAGCAGATCGAGCTGCCCAGCACTCTCGCCGTCGGAAATTCGCAGCTCGTCGAGAGCTTCCTCGATGAGATCGCTGCTGGTTACTACCTGACCGGCACTGGCTGGGGGCACACTGCCGGTAGCGCGTCGGACCAGTACCCTGCGCTTGGCCTGCAAGGGCTGCTCAATCACGCTTCGGTGACGATCCTCACAGCGAGCACGAAGGCCTCGGGCGGTACCGCCTGGACGTCGGCTACGTACGAGGAAATCAAGCGCGACGTTTCCTACGCGATCGGCGCGGTGTACGACGATACCCTAGAAAATCGCGAGGCAAATCTCATTGTGCTGCCACCCGCGAGGTACCGGCTTTTGGTCGAGTCTAAGCATCCGGTGTCCGAGCGCTCCGTGCTGCGCAGCCTCCAGGAGGACTTCCCCGGACTGCGGTTCGAGCAGTGGCAGAAGACCGCGACGGCGGATGCCGCCGGCACCGGTCCGCGCATGCTGGTCGCAGCTACGGGCGAAGACGTTGCTCGCATGGTTCTGCCGCGCGAGCTCACGGACGAAGCGCCGATGCGCGTCCCCTTCGGCTGGGAGATCCCCCAGCAGTTCTCAACCGCGGGTGTTCTGATCGAGGACCCAACGGCCCTCAAATACGTGGACGGAATCTGAGGCAAGCATGACGACCATTCCTAGCGCTCCGGCGCAAATCACGATCAGCTCTCTCGCGTCCGCGGCCGCAGATATCTCCGCGATCAACACCGAGCTCGGTGACTACACCGGTGGCGGTGGGGCCGAGGCTTCGGTTGCGGTCGGGCTCGTCCAGGCCGAGACGGATATCGGCGCTCTGGAAACCGCTGTCGGCACGTACGGTGGTCTGGCGGATCTTTCGACGGACGTTGCGGCTGCACTGAGCAGCATTACCGATCTCGAAACCGCGGTCGGCACGTACGGCGGCGGGGACGACCTTTCGACGGACGTCGCCGCGCTACTTGTGGATGCGAGCTCCGCCGCGGATCGGCTGGTCCTCCCCCTCGGGGCGTTCCGGCTGTCTACAGGGGCAGCGATCCCGGCGTTCGCCGACGGCTCTGCTGATGGCTTCACGCCCACGGCGAGCAAAGCCCAGGGGATCCGTTGGAACGATGACGGCACCGCGATCATCATGAGCGAGGGGCAGATCCCTGCGACCTGGGACGATGCCGTCGCTCTGACGCTCCACTGCGAGGGAGCTCGCGTGGGCGCAGCGGACGTCACCACGACGCTCACGGTCACTCTACACGAGAGCCCGGTCGGCAGCGCGTATGACGTGGACGCGGACGCCGGCGGGTCCACTACAGCGTTCGACGGGTCGACCACGGTCGTCACGGACGAGACGCTCACGGTTGCTGCGGGTGCCCTTCGAGCTGGGAAGAAATTCTCGATCACGATTACCCCCGACGCAAATCTCGATTCGGACGATTTCATCCTGACCAGTGTGTACCTGGTCGGCACGCGCGTCCCGCGGGTTGCGTAATCCTTGACGAGGAGCCTATGATCCGCCAAATTCCCTCAACCGAAACCGAGCGAGTCACGTTCGCGGAACCGCTGTGGCTCGCAGAGATCAAGCGTGATGGTGCCAAAACCCGCGAGGCGATCGGCGCCCTTGCCGCGCGCGTGGAAGCTTTGCTCGCGGCTCTCGACGTCCCCACTGCCCCTCAGAAGTCCGCCCCCCCGGCGAAGCGATGACCCCATCCGAATTCGCCACCCTGCACCCGGAGTTCCGCCCGACCGTCGCGGTTGAAGCGGACTACGTGACCGCGGTTCTCGCCGCGGTCGAGGTGCGGGTGTCGGATTCGTGGGCCGACGAGCGGGAGGAGATCATCGCTCTCGAAGCCGCGTCCACGATCGCGCAATCGCCGCTCGGGCGAGCTGCGCAGCTTTTGGACAGCGACGGCGAGTCGACCTATTCGCGTGAGCTCGCGCGGCGATACGCAGCGCACGCCTACGCTTACGCGAGGATTGCATGAGCACGGTCACTGTCCGGCAACGTCAGCCACGCTACCCGAGCGATGTCCGTGTGCGCGTGGGGTGTCTCGAGCCCAGCGCTCCGCACGAGGGAACCGAGCTCACCACGGGCGAGCTTTTGGAGATCCACGAATTCGGCAAGGGGCACGTCCCCGAGCGGTCCGTGGTGCGCGCTTGGTTCGATCTTCACCGCGCCGAAGCCGAGGCGAAAGCTTTGGAGCTCATGACCACGCACGGCCCCGCGCGCGGCGCAGAACTTTTCGCCGTATGGGCCGCGGCAAGCATGCGGAACCGAATCACTGAAGGAATCGATCCGCCGCTCGCGCCCGAGACGATCGCGCGGCGCCTGGCGCGCACCCCTTCGCGTAAGAAAGCGGCGAACACGAAATTCAAGGGCACGCAGGGACCGACTGGTGACCTCGCGTTCACCCCCCTAATCGATCGTGGGATCCTCAAATCATCAATCGTCGGGGACGTCGAGGTCACGCCATGACGTGGGCGCTATTCCGCGCCGGAGTGCACGACGCGATTGCCCTCGCCGGAGGACTGCACGCGGACGCTGTTGTCTGGGGTAAAGCAGGACAGACCATCGCACCCACGCTTGCGCGGCTGTTTTTGACCGCGGTCGCGCAACCAGCCCCGACGCGCGAGTCCCGCACCGAAGTGCCGGCTGGATACTCCTTGTCCCTTTCGACTATGCGCGAGTGCACGGTTCAGGTTCGGGTCGAGACGATTCACTGCGCGGTCGCGGGCGAAGCCGCCGAAATCGCTGCGCGGATCCAGCTCGGTTTGGATCTCCAGTCCGTGCGCGCCGTACTCGAGGCTTCGGGGCTTGTGGTGATTGAGACGCTCGACCTTTCGGATCTCTCGTTCAAGCGCGGGGATCATATGGTTTCCGCGCACGCTTTCGACCTTCGCGTGCGTTGGGTAGAGACTCTTGCGGATCCGACTCCGATCGGTGTGATTGAGCACGTCGAGGTCTCGGGCACGGCAGACGATATCGCAATCGGACCTGATGCGGTCCCGGAGCTAGAAGCATGACTGACGTAGTAACATCCACGATTTCCGTGTTCGATTCGGCACCAGCGCAGGCGAATTTCGGCACTCCCCTAATCCTCGCATATCACACGAACTTCTACGGCGTGCGCGAGTACGACGCGGATCCTTCTGGTTTGGTGGCGTTGGCGGCGGATGGTTTTTCGGAAACCTCCGCAGCCTACCGCAAAGCAAGCGCGATCTGTGCGCAGACGCCGCACTGCGCTACGTTCAAGATCGGCACTCGCGCGGCCCCGAACGCGCAGGTCCTGGAGCTCACGCCGCTTTGGACAACCGTGGGGCGCACGATTTCCTTGACGGTCGATTGCGACGGGACGTCCACTGAAGTCTCGTACACGCCCGTCGCGGGGGATGCCGCAGCGGACATCTGCGACGCGTTGGTCTCTGCCATCCACGCTCTGGCTGGTGTGTGGGCTGTGGACGGGGCAACCAAGGTGATCGTCGGTCCCGATTCCTTGGACGAACGGGTCTATCTGAAGGCTGTGGTTGGACTCGCCGTGGCCGACGTGTCCGCGAACGCCGTGGGTTCTCCGCAGGCGCTCACGCTCATGCCCCAAGCTCCTGGTGGCGCAGGGGTCGTCTATTCATGCACGATTGTGTACGCCGGAACAGCGACAGCGATTTCGTATGAATCGCTAATCGATGATGATCAGAACAAGGTCACGATCGCTCTCGAAGGTCTGATCGAGGCCGTGCCCGGTATCGACTCCGAGGTTGTGGAAGGCACTGGAGATACAGACTACGTGGACGTCGCACAGACCGCGGACGACCCGCTCACCCCGATCTACGTCGTGAACGTCTCTGCGACGCTCACGCTCGCGAATACTTCGCCGACCGCGGGAATTGCGGCGGATCTCACGACCGCCGCGGCAGAGGATGACGACTGGTACGGGTTGTTGATCGACTCCGAGTCCCCGGCGGAGATCGCAGCCGCGGCCGCGTCGGGCATCATGGCCACGCGGATCGGACTCGCCCTGAGCCACGACGAAGACAACGCCACGGCGAGCGACGGTGTGGCGTACACGATTCACGGCACAAGCAACCAGCGGTTCGCCGTGCAGGTCACTCGGGACTCCGTGGGGTGTCTGGACGCGGCTCTCATGGGGCGGCAGTTCTCGCAGAATCCTGGGTCGAGTACGTGGTTCGGGAAGACGCTCACCGGGCCCACGGCAGACGCTTGGGCGTCGGGGGAAAAAGCGAATATCCTCGCGAACGGCGGATCGATCTACACGATCGAAATGGGCATCCCGTTCACGAAGAACGGACAAGCGTGCGGCGGGCGGTTCTTGGACGTCACTCGCGGGTTGGATTGGCTGGACTACGAGATCAAGGCGGCTCTGCTTTCCGCGATCCTCAACACCGAAAAGCTCGGGTTCGTCGACGTGGATGCCGCCGTTCTCGAAGCTGCGCTTCGGGGAGTCCTTTCCGCGGCCGAAGGGCGCAAGCTGCTCGCGCCGGGGTGGAGCGTGACGCGACCGGCGGTTTCCGCGGTTTCGCAGGCCAACCGGGCGCTGCGCATCTTTCCCGATCTCAAATGGGCTGCGGTGTTGCAAGGCGCGATTCAGAGCGTACAGGTGAGCGGGACCGTCACCGCGTAAGGAAGAGCCATGGGCGACTACAAGAATTACGACTCAAACGCGGTCGACCTCGTGATTTGCGCGGTGCCGATCACCGACGGACGTGCAGAGAATTTCGTCAAAATCACCGCGACCGAAGATGCGTTCGGCACGGAGGTTAGCGCCGACGGCGAGGTAACGCGGTTTGCGACGCACAACGACGTTGCGGACGTTGAAGTCACTCTCAAGCGCTCGAGCAAGCACAACCAGCAGCTCGCGGCGATCTTCGCCGCAGACCGGCTGTCGACGGCCGGCGCTGGCGTCGGGGTGCTCCTGGTCAAGGATCGCAACGGCGCATCGGTGTTCGCGTCCGACAAGTGTTGGATCAAGAAGTTACCGGATTGGCAGAGCGGCAAGGCCGTGGGTGACGTGACCTGGCAGTTGCAGTGTGTGATCAAGCCGCTCGGTGCTATCCCCGGCGGGAACTGATTCCTAGGGCCCGCGTAGCCCTGCTGGTTGGTGTCCCCGAGGCGCGGCTCGGGGCACCGTTCGGAGCCAAATGCAACACGAATTTGAAATCGCCGGAACCCGATTTCGGCTATCCGCGTTGAAGTTGAAAGCCGCTCTCCGAGGGGAAACGCTGGTCGCCCAGAGCCTTTTTCCGGTGCTTGCTGCTGGGGTTTCGGGGTTCTCTCCCGAGTCGTTGCACAACGCCCTTCCCGGGCTCGAAAAGCTGCCGGAACTCGTGGACGTGTTCGCCCCGGTGTGCGAGGTCGAGTGGCCCCCGCCGGAGAAACGCGCAGAAGGCGGCGAGCCGCGGTGGGTTCCCCTTTCGCGTTTTCTTGACGAGGTGTTCGAACGGCGTGGGACGCTCTTGCTGGCGTGGCTGCTCGATTGCATCGACTGGCAGTATTCGGATTTTTTCGGCGAAACTGGCCTGGCCCTCGTAGTGGATCGGGCGAGCCGATTTGCCTCCCGGATTTCGTAGACTGGAGGATTTGGCGCGTGGCTTCTGATCGCAGAATCAAGGACGGACTCGCGGTGATCCTCGAGTCGTGGTCGATTTGCGATCTGTTCGAAGCGCACTGCGTGCTCGACGCGCTCGACGCCGCACAGGAAGCCGAGGCCCGTCGTGGCACTTCGTGAGCTTTTCGCCACCTTTACGTTTTCGTGGGATCGCGGGACTCTTGCCGCGGTTTCCGCCGCGACGAAACGCGCCGAGGCCGGCGTTCAACAGCTCGCCCGAGGGTTTGACCGTGCCGCGGGACGCGCTTCGGCTGCGCGCGGGCCAATGTCTGCCTGGGGGCGACTGGCGCAACAGGCTGGGGTTGGCGCCGCAGCGTTCGGCGGTGCCGTGCGTGGGTTGCGCGGCAACCTGGACGCGGCCGCCCAAGGCGATGCGCGGCTGGTCGCCGCGACGCGCGAGCTCGGGATCGATCTCGCACGAGTCACCCGCGCAGGCTATTCGACATCCGCCGCGTGGGGCGAAGTCGCCGGGCGACTGAGCAGGGTCGGGGATGAATCGAAACGCGCTCGGCTCGCCCTAGCGCTCCTCGGGGACACCGGCGCGCAGGTCGTACTCCCGGCAGTCGGCGGGGGGTCGAGCGGATTGCGGACGGCGCTTCGCGGCGCGGCGGTGCCGACGGCTGCGCCCGCGGCCGCCGCGGAGATCGGGACGATCGCACGACTGCGGACGGCTTGGCGGCGACTTCGCGCCGAGCAGGTCGCGGGCGCGGGGGCTGCGCGCAAGGCGCGGATTGCTGAGGCTGAGGGGATCGGCAAAGCGAGCGACGGTCTTACGTGGTACGAGCGCCGGCTGCGCTCCGTCCGCGAGCAGTCCGGGCGCGGGATCGTCGGCAGCATGCTGCACGCAGCGTTCTGGACTGGGCTAGCGTATTCGATTTTGCGTGTGGGGCGAGCCCTCGGGTCGCTCGCTCGGCGCATGACCGGCGATCTAGTCGGTAAGGCCTTCGAGGTTTCGACCTGGGCCGAGTCGGTGCGCAAAGGCCTCGGGATGATCTCCGGGCTCGGGGAGCAAAAAGGAGGTGCCGAATTCGAACACGCACGCGCGGCTGCCTTGGAATACGGACTCGCCTTGCAGCCCACGATCGACGCCTATAAACGACTTCGAGCGGTAGGATTCTCGGCAGATAAAGCCCTTTCGCTAACACGGCTAACAGCTGATCTGAAAGCCGGTCTCGGGATGACCGACGAAACCGTCGGACGGATCCAGCTCGCTTTGGCGCAAATCAAGGGCGCCGGGGTTTTGCAGGGGGACGAGCTCCGCCAGCTACAGGAGACCGGAATTTCGATTGATCGGGTGTGGGAATCGATCGCCAAACAACTTGGCGTATCCGTCAAAGAGGCGCGTAAGCTGAAAGAGGCCGGCAAGGTGACGGCCGACGTCGCTATCCGCGCTGTAGAGGAGGCCACGTTTGTGACGCTTGGGACGAAAGCCCCCGGCGAAGCTGCCGCAAAGCTCGCCGGGGCGACTATGCGCGGCGGGTTGGGCAAGGCGAAAGCCGCCTGGGATTCGTGGCTGCTCGACCTCGGGCAGACCCTAGAGCCGACGTTCAATTCACTAGCGCGCACGATCGGTGGGATGTTCGCGCGATTTCAATCCGACGGCACGCTTGAAGCTGCCACGCGCGCGATCACGCGCTTGCTTCAGGACTTTCTAGACCTCGTGGAGATCCACTGGCCGCGCGTCGAACAGATCATCCGGCGCGGCGCGCTTGGGGGCGCGGACGCGCTGGGTGGACTCACATCCTCTCTGGACGGGATGATCGACGGCTTCCTAACCGCGGTCGAGTGGATCCAAGACAACTGGCCCAAGATTAAAGAGACCATCTCCGACGCCTGTACGATCGCGAAGTACGCGATCGAGGCTATCTTCGCCGCGAAAATCATCTCGGGGCTAGCGACCGTAGTCTCTGGCATCGCGCAAATCGGGTCGGCCGCGAAGAGCGCTGCTGGATTGGTGCGCACGCTCGTGCAAGCGCTCGCGGAGAAAAACGCAGCTGAGAGAGCGCCCGGGGCTCCGTCGACTGCTGCAAAAAGCGTCACCAAGACAGTAGGTAAATTCGCACCTCTTGCCGCCGGCGCCGGCGCGCTTCCCGCAGGGGCAGTCGTGGGCGCGATTGGAGGGGCTGCGGAAGCGCGAAACCAGGCGCAGATGCAGGATATCGCCAGGCGCCAGGGGCTGATGATCCAACCTGGGATGCCGGGTATGCTGCCGAGCGTGGTGTCGATGCCGTCGACTGCGCGACTCGCAAGTCCCGAAATCGCACGCACGTACGAACCCCGCCTGTCCACGCCCGTGATTCGTGGCGGAGCGCGGGCGGTAACGCTCACCGACCGTCGCACTACCACGATCAACGTGACCGGCGCAGGTACTCCCGCGGCCACAGGACGCGCCGTGGAAGGCGCGGTCTCCCGGCAGCAAGGCGTGGATTTGGGGCAACTCCAGGGTGCCTTGGTGGGGGCTGCGGAATGACCGACCTTCTTTTCTGGGACGCGGACCTGCTCTCGGGTGCTCCGGCGGGCGTGGTGACTGCGGACTGCGTCACCTCCTGGGAGCCAGAGAAAACCGCCGAGGTCACGAGCCATCCAATCGAAACCGGGTCGGAGGTATCGGACCACGTCATCCACCGTCCGGACGAAATCTCGGTCGAATTCGCCCAGAGCGAGCTTGCGTTTCGAGACGACGAGCTCGAGTGGAAGAAAATCGAAAACGAAGTTCGGCAGAGCGAATTCCGCCCTGAAGGGCTGCTATTTCTCACCATGGGCGCCGGCATGTTGATCAACGCAGCCGCGGGGGCCTTGGGGCTGAGCTCGAATTCGCAGGTCGAGATCTGGGCGCTCACAGCGAAAGAGGATCGGGACCGCGTGCTCGAGGTGTACGACGCAATCGCGGGGGCGATCGACTCCGCGCGGCTGGTGAAATTCTCGCTCAAAGGGCAGGTCCTGGACGGGTATGTGCTCACGTCCTTGCGCCTGCGCCGACAGGGCGGGCGGGAGTCCGGCCTCGCACGGATCTCCGTGCGGGCGCGGCACGTCCAAACCGTGGAGACCTCCGCGTCTTCTTTGCTCGGGGGCTTCCCGGTACCGAGCGCGTTGCGCGCTCTGCCGCTCCTTCCCTTCGGGAAAAAGGGCACATCCGCGATTGTGGCTGACGTCGAGGAACACGCGAGCACGGCTCTCGGGATCGGGTCGCTGGGGGAGTTCCTCTGATGGCGACCGTCGAGATTTTCGCCGATCCCTCTGGGACGCAGCACGCCTACTCGCAGGTTTCGCGTCTCGACGGGGCGGACTATTTGATCACGCTCTTGTGGAACACGCGCACGGAACACTGGACCGTGTCTGTTGAAACCGCCGCGGGCGTCTCCGTTCTTTCGGGGCGCGTGGTGTCCTGCGGCGCGAACCTTCTCCGGGGGAGCACGGTCACCGGACGTCCGCCGGGAGCCCTGGTGGCAGTGCCGCTTGACGGGTCGATTGAGCACCCCGGGTTGACGGACCTCGGCGCGCGCGTGCGGCTCTGGTACGTGGAGGCCGCGGCATGACCAAGCAGTGGATCCGGAGCGTGAACGTCGAGCTCGGCGAGGGCGGCCCGCTCGCGCTCGGTGGATTCGCCGTTGGGGCAACGGACGCCGGGTCTTTGCGCATGACCTTTCGGGTCGAGCGGGACGAAAAACCCTACCCGAATTCCGTGCGTGTGCAGATTTACAATCTCTCCCCGGACCACCGCAAATACCTCGAGGATAAGCAAGGGATCCCCTGCCGGATTACGGCGGGCTATCGCGAGTCCGACGGCGTGATTTTCGCCGGGATGCTCCGTGAGGCACACTCCGAGCACGCCGGCGCGGACTGGATCACCACGATCGAGGGCGGGGACGGCGAGCTCAATCGCGACGGCGATCCGCTCGCGTCCGGGTCAATCTCAAAGACCTGGAAGCGCGGCACCCCCCTCGCAAAGGTGGTCCAAGACTTCGCCGCGGAGCTCAAAGTGGATCCTGGAACATCCACGATTGCGAGCGCGGCCGCGTCTCTGATCACAGGTCCCGCACTCGCCGTGGCGCTATCCGTAGACGGTCCGATTCTCGATGAAATGACGCACTTCATGCGCTCGGTGGGGCTTGTGTGGTCGGTGCAGGATTCCGCGTTGCAGGTCCGAGTCGCGGATGCGCCGAGCGGGATTGCGCCGGTGATTTCTCCGCTGACCGGGCTTGTCGGCACAGCCGAAGTCCGCACACGGAAGATCACTAAACGCAACCTGACTACGAAAAAGAAAGAGCGCACGAAGGTGACCGTCTGCACGGGAAAGTGCTTGCTTCTGCCTGGACTTCTGCCGGGGCAGCAACTGATCGTGCAGGGCACTGCGACTGGCGCGCCGGCGCTCTATCTCTGCACGAGTGTGCGACACGTGGGGGACACTCACGGTATAGACTGGTACACGGAATTCGAGGGACAGCTATGAGCACACCGCGTTGGGAAGACGTCATCAAAGGCGCGATTGAACACTCTTTGGACGGATTGCACACAGCGATCCCGGCGAAGGTCTCGTCGTACCTGCCTGCGTTGCAGCAGTGCGTCTGCCAGCCCGTGATCGAGGGAATGCCGATCCTTGAAGACGTGCCGGTGCTCTGGCCACGAGGAGGCGGGGCGTTTCTACATTTTCCGCTCGAGGCCGGGGACTCCGTGCTCCTGGTGTTCTGCGAGCAAGATTTTTCCCCGTGGCGGCTGAGTGGAGGCGTTCAGGCTCCCGCACTGCTCCGCCGTCACGGACTTTTTGCCTACGCTATCCCCGGGGCCACGCCGGATATCGCCCCGCTGATTTACCCGGCGGCGCTCAAAGGCCCGGCTTTCGGCGAAGACGTTGGGACGATCATGCAGATCGTGTCGGGCGTGGCGACGGTCGGGCTCGCGGGGGGGGTGGGTCTACCTGTGCTGACGGCGTTTGAATTTACAGCGCTGATGGCCACGCTCGTGACATGGCTTTCGACGCACACACACACGTCAGCCGCGCCCGGAGCTCCGACGAGTCCGCCGATCGTTCCACCGACACCGCCTAGCGCAGTCGGGTCTGCCGTGCTAGGAGTAACGTCGTGACTCGAGGTTTCGACGTCTCCGGCGACATCGCCCTGTCCTCGGACGAGCGGCACCTCCTGCTCGCGCAGGGACCGACGGAGATCGTAGACCGGATCCGTGTGGGCCTTGAGACTCTGGCAGGGACTTGGGCGTACGATCTCCGTGTGGGCGTGCGGTACTGGGATCAAATCTTCGAGAAGCCGGCGAGCGTGGGTCTGGCGCTTCTTCGCTCGGAAATCACCCGGATCGTGCGCGAGACTCCGGGGGTGTCGAGCGTGGGGCGCGTTGCTGTGTCCTTCGACCGAGCGACACGCACGGCAAGCGTGGCGTGGTCCGCGCAGACAGAAGCCGGCGCGATCCGGGATTTGGTGGTGTTGCGATGACAGACTACGGACTTCTGGCGACCGGTCCCCGGCGTAAGACGCTCGACGAAATTTGCACGGATATCGAAGCGTGGCAACGCTCGCGTATCTCCACGAAACTCGATCTTTCCGAGCGAACCGTGCTCGGAAATTGCAACGCGATTTTCGCGGACCAGCTTGCCCAGGCATGGGAGGCCTGGGAGGCAGCCGCGGGCGCACTCGACCCAGACAACGCTATCGAGTTCCTGCAAGTCGCGCTGGCGAAACTGACCGGGGTCGTGCGACGCGGTGCGACCAAAGGGCGAGTGACGGCCACTATCACGTTTTCGAAAGCTACATCCGTCCCGCTCGGCGCCCTCACGCTCGCCGTGTCCGGCGAGGAATCGAACCTCTGGACGAACGTCGCGGGCATCACGGCGACAGTCGCCGGGGACGTGGACGCGGTATTCGAGTCGACGGTTGCAGCGAGCACAGCCACGGCCGCGTCCGGGACCCTGACTACGATCGTCACGCCGATCGACGGTGTGACAGCCGCGACCAACGCTTTGGATGCCGAGCCCGGCACGGATATCGAAACCATAGACGCCCTGCGGATTCGCAGGGAGGCCTCTCTCGCAGCAACAGGCAAAGCCACTGTGCCGGCGATCGAAGCAGCCCTCGCGCAAGTCGAAGGAGTGTTCGCCGTGCGCGTGTTCGAAAATACGTCCGACGAAACCGACGGCGACGGGATCCCAGCGCACTCCGTGCGCGCTGTGGTTTGGGATGGGGACCCCGCCGGAGCAGACGACGACGAAATCGCGGCAGCTCTCTACGCTGCGCGCGGCGCGGGGAGACCGGCGTGGGGATCCGAGTCCGGCACACTGGTCGACGCCTGGGGTGAAACTAAGACCGAGTATTTCGACCGTGCCGTGCAAGTCCCTTTGACGATCGCGATTACGGTCGCTGGAGATACGACCGAAGCTGCGGTCAAAGCAGCCCTAGTCGCGGCCGCCGATTACACGATCGACGAAGACGTTATCCGGCAAGCGCTGATCTCCGCGGTCATGGCGCTTTCCGGCGTAACCGACGTGTCCGCGTGCACGATCAACGGCGGGACGACGAATGTGATAATCGCGGCGGATGAGGTCGCGACGCTGGACTCCTCGGATATTACGGTGACGTTATGACCATCGACCCGAACCTCTGGGCTTCTCTCGCGCGGCAATACACCGGAGGAATCAACGCGCCCTCTCCCGGACAGGGGGGCTTCGTCGCAATCGCCAACAGTGCCGGGACGAATCTCGATTACGTCGCTCGTGGCGGGATTCTGGGCGATTGCTCGGTGCGCTCCGTCGGTGCCGTCGTGGTCGAGTTAGAGAACGAAGTCTATACGACGATCGGCAGCGGGACTTTCGTTGCTGGCGTCGAAGACACCGCTGTCCTGAGCGCCAGTACAACGGCTGCGGCCGTCACTTGCGGTGCGGGCGGGCGTTTACTGATTAATGCGTCGTTCGGGCTGACGGTCACAAGCGGCACAGTAACTGCCGTCGCAAAAGTCTACGTGGATGGCGTTGATTCCGGCGCCGTCTATTCGGCTATATCCGTCACCACCACGTCGAGTCGGGTGTCTCTCAGTACGATTGTGGATGTCGACGCTGGATCTGTCGTCGACATTAGAATTGCGAATTACACCGACAGCAAAGACATAACGGCTGTGGACTACCACGCGCGTTACGAATTGCGTACAGCCCCATGACTCTCGAACGGAACCAGGCGCACGAACCCGAAGGGCTTCTGAAGCTCGCCCCACCCTTCTGGGGTAAACCGAGAATCGCGTCTCTACTCCTAGGGTATCTCGCGGAAGTCCAGGTTTTGGAGGACGCGATCTGGTCGCTGATCGACGGTATCGACGTCGACTCGTGCGCGCGCTACGCACTCGAAGGCCTCGCCCAAATCGTAGGCGAGCCTGCGCGTCCTGAAGATACGGAAGTCCTTCGCACCCTCGTGCGCGGGCGAATCGCGGCAAACCGCTCGGACGGGACTCTTCCCGCGATCCGCGCAGTCGTGGCCTGCCTGACCTCCGGGGAGACTGCTTGCCTCGATGGGTTCGATTGCGTGCGGATCCTTCAGATCACCGGCGTCTTGGATGCCCCGGACGCTTGCGCGGCGCTGCTCGCGGACTCGCGCCCCGGCGGTGTGTCTTCATGTTGGCTCTATCCCGCAGGCGCGACGGCGTGCGCGTTCCCTGACGTCGATAATTCAGATCCTGATGACGCCCGCGCCGTGGGCGAGGGTGTTTGGAGCGGATACTATGGCTGACCTCGAATGGGCGGAAAACGCAAACTACGCAGCTACGGGCACTCCGACGAAAGTCGAGCCAGACGCGGCGCTCAAAGCGGAAGGTTGCGTTCCCGAACAGGCGAATGTCTCCGCGCAAGAGTTGAATTATCTCTTGCACGAGCTGTGCGCACGTGGCCTCGACCTGCCTACGATCGACGTCTATACATCAGCAGACACTCACGTAATACCTGCAACGGCGGTGCAGGTAGAGTTGATTTTGATTGGCGCTGGTGGGTCGGGCGGAGACGGCAGCGCGGGCGGCGGTGGGGGGGCGGGCGGATCGCGTGGCGCGATCGTGCGACGGCTATTCCCGGCCGATTTGCTGCCGATTTCGCTTAACATTAGCCCTGGGGGGCCGACTACCGTCACCGGGCCCGGGCTTTCTCTCATGGCCCCGGCGGGGGCTGACGGCGGCGACGGTGGCGCGACTGGCGGCACGCCCGGAGCGGCCACGACAGATTACATGACCGGCGCGCTCACGGGGCAGGGCGGAGCAGGGTCTACCGGCGGAGTAGGCAGCGTTGGGAGTGCGGGATACGATGCCGGGGGCAGCGCCGGTGGTGTGGGGACGGTCGGCGGCAACGGCGGTCTCGGCTACGGCGCTGGCGGTGGGGGCGGCGGAGGGGCAGCTGGCGGAGGTGGGGGTGGCGCAGCGGGATTTTGGGGGTTGTCCACAATCGCCCAGCCGGCTGCTGCCGGGGCCAACTACTCGCCAGGCACCGGCGGCGCTGGGCAGCTAGGCGCCGTAATCGTGGTGACGTGGCATCGGCATCAGTAGGACAACCACCCACAAATCGGCGCGCGGCTCTTTACAGCGCACCAGATTGGCCGTATAGATCAGTATGACATTCGAAGAACGGATCGCTCATCACACAGCCCCCACGGTACGCCCCCCCTGCGACCCGCGCCGGCTGGCGCCAGCGAGTCGCTCCGGCAATTCGTGGATCGCAGTGCCGCCAAAACAGCGCCCGCCGGCGCCGCCCGACGCCACCACAGTGAGGCCGCCGTGCTCCGCCTAGTGCTGGCGCTAATCCTCGCGCTCATGGCGCTCACCGGCTGCGCCCCGGGCCCTGCGGACTGGCGCTGGTCCGACACACTTACGTCCGAGGACTTGGACGTGGTGTATGCATCGGCTTTCGACTGGTGCTCGGCTACCGAGGGGGCGTGCTGCCCCGACCTGGGTACCATCGACGTCCGCGCCGTGACTGCCTGCGAATGCCATGACCGCGTGGGCTCCGACTGCGTAGGCTACTGGTCACCACGCACGCGCACGCTCGGTCTCGTGCTGACAGACCTGGTCACCTACCGTCACCTGCGCTCGGTCGTGCTGCACGAGTTGGGGCATGCCTGCGGACTCGAGCACTCCAATTCGCCAGGCGACGTGATGCATTCCCCGAGCACCGTGGACAGCCTGTCCGACGCGGATATCGAAGCAGCATGCACCGAGCACTGACCGTGCTCGCGCCACCGCTTGGCGGCTGTTTGCCAGCCCTACAGCGATAGTCCTTGCCCTGCGCGGGTCTCCGCGCGATCATCGCGCACGAGCTCGGGCACGCGGCTGGGCTCGGACACACGCCGACTGGGATCATGCGCAGTCCCGGCGCAGACGTGCTGCACGTCACCCGGGAAGATGCGGCTACCCTGCGCTGATCGTCCTTGCCCCGCGCGGCGACACGCGCTACCCTACCAGCATGCTGCGTCCGTTCTTCGGATATTTCGGGGGAAAATGGCGTCTCGCACACCATTACCCTCGCCCGCAACACCCGACGATCATCGAGCCATTTGCTGGTAGTGCTGGATACTCCTTGCACTACGCGGACCGGCAGGTGATTCTGGTTGAGAAAAATCCGGTAATTGTTGGTGTTTGGCGGTATTTGATTTCCGGCGATCCGCGCCGAGTGCGAATGCTTCCGGACACCCCAGACGCAACCTTGTTGCCGGCGGAGCGCGCTCTGATGGGACTGTGGTTTGCGAAAGCGCCAACAGCACCTCGAAATGCCCCTAGCGCTTGGGCGCGCGATCCACAATACCGCGGCAGCTCTTGGTGGGGACCGCGGATTCGCGATCGCATCGCAGACCAAATGCCTGCCATTCGACATTGGGTTGTGCTGCAAGCTGATTACTCGCACGCTCCGGTGACGTCCGCGACATGGTTTATCGACCCGCCGTATCTCAGTGCGGGACGTGTCTATCCATGCGGGTCGAAAGATATTGACTACCAGCGCCTCGGAGCGTGGTGTCGACAGCTCCCCGGACAAGTGCTAGTTTGCGAAGCCGCGGATGCGAACTGGTTACCCTTCAGCGCTTTGCCCGGCACGCAAGCGCGGCTGCGCAAAACGTCTAACCACAAGGAGGCGCTGTGGATGAAGACCTGCTGTTGAGAGGCTTGCTCGAACGCCGCTACCGATCGCGTGGCTGGTGGTCGTGTGGCAAGCACGGGGCGGTGCAATCGCCGCTCGATTACCTCGATAGCGCGATGATGCGCCAGACCGAGCGCATTCGCACGTCTGGCGCAGCGAGCGACATCGATCAGATCACAGAATTCCGAGGGCGGTCCACTGCCATCGAATTCAAGCGAGAGGGGCAGACCTTGGGATTTGGACAATTCGGGATTCTGCGCTGGTTGGCGCAACCCCATTGCATGACGCAAGCATCGTGTCCCTATCGCGCCCCGGGCGCTATATCGCTTGTCGGTTGGTTGAACTCCGCCGGCGAAGTCATCGCCTACGCGCAAATCACACCGGAAGCACAATCCCCCCCGACGGCGATCAACATCGACACAGATACTTTTTTCGCAATCCCGCCTGCTTGGGAAAATGCCTGAGCCTGCCGTACCAGATCCAGCGTCCGCCCTCGCGGTGTGCGTGACGCACCACGAGTCCCTATTCGCCCCGGCGCGTTGGGACGCCGAGGAAACGACCTGGGGTGCGTGGGTAGCGCGAGTCCGTGCGGAGGGGCACCGCCGAGACCTCGAGAAAAATCACGCCCCTCTGATCAGTCTCTATCGGCTCCGTCGTGGCGGGCAGCGTTGCGACGCAGATGTGATCGCGGTCTACGGATTCTGCCTGGACTTCGACGACCGCCCGATCGCGGAGGTCGGTGCGGCCGTCGAAGCACTCCAAGCCGCGGGTGTGGCGTGCCTTTGGCACTCCACGTGGGCGCACGACGGTGGGGCGTTCGAGCTCGCGCAAGAGGCTTTGCCTGTCGAGTCCCGCGAGCCCCAGAAAAAAGGAGCGCTCGCCGGCGCGCGTCGGCACGAGCGCCGGCGGCTGATCGTCCCCCTCGCGGCGCCTCTCGCGCCAAGCGCCTACCGCGACGCTGTTGCACGTACGATCGCGAGGTACGCCCCAACCGCCGATCGGCACGCGGCAGACAAGCTCTGTCAGGCATTTTTCGTCCCGTCCTGCCACCCATCGCGCGCGGAGCTCGCGGAGCTTGCTTACTTCCCAGGCGGCGGGCTCGTCGTGCCAGAGGCCTCGCCGGTGCCGCTCGCACCGGTTCCGCCGCCGGGGGTGCGGCAGATCGATCGCTCGGTCTGGCAAGCCCTCGCGGTACGCTGGTCCCGGTCCACGCGCCCGCAGACGCTCGACCTCGGCGCGCGGCTGAAGCGCGTGCTCGACGGGGTCCCGTTTGCGGACCCGGGCGAGCGGGACGTGGTACTCTGGGATCTCTGTCGCGGGATCGTGCACGCCTACCCGGATCTGGCGACGGACGGCGTGGTGGGGCTATTCGAACTTTCGCTAGGCGCGATGGCGCTGATCGAGCCCGGCGATCACCTCACGGAGCACGATATCCGTGAGAAAATCGAACGTGCGCGGTCTTCCCAAGCCCAGACCCAAGCGAATCCGCCGGACCGCCGCGCGGCGATCCGGCAGGCGTTCGGGTCGAACCGCGAAACGCCCTACTCCGAGGAGGAGCTCGCGGGGATTCGGGAAGCCGCCGGCGTTTCAGCGGAAGACATCGAGCACGCTTGGATCCTCCAGCACGAAGACGAGTACTACCTGCTCGGGCGCTCGGGGGAGTACGTGCCAGTAGGACGCGCCTCCCTCGTGAACTCCGCGCGGGTGGTCCTCGCGCCGGCGCCTGTCGATCTCTATCGGGTCGACCCGATCCGCGGGCGACGGCTCCTGGAAAAAGAGGACCTCCTCGAACGGTATTCCACACCCCTAACCGAAGTCGTGCTCTCGTACACGACCGAGCGGGTGTCCGTGGATCGCGGCACGCGCGTGCTCACCCGCCCGGCGTGTCCCCGACGTGCCATCGCCCCGACGTTCGACCCTGAAATCGATCGCTGGCTTGCTGCGCTCGCCGGGGATTCCTACCCGGCGCTCGCCGCGTGGCTCTCGCATTTCCCAGACCTCTCGCGCCCCTCGACAGGGCTCGTGTTGACAGGTCCGAAATCGATCGGGAAATCGCTCCTCGCAAAGGGCCTCTCGCGGATCTGGTGCGAGACCGGTCCGTCGCGGCTGACCGACGCCATGGGCGCCTTCAACGGCGCGTTGCTCCACTGTCCGTTCGCACATGCGGACGAATCAGAAATCCCCCGCGACGCGCAAGGCAACGAGCGCACGGGCGAGCTCCGTGAATTCGTGCAAGCGACACACCGCTTGGTCAACGAGAAATACCGCCGGCAAGCCCCCCTACTCGGAGCGACGCGCCTGCAAGTCAGCGCGAATAACGAGGATGTTTTCGCGCTGAACGCGAACCTCACGGCGGCAGACCTCGATGCCATCGCGGAGCGATTCACGCACGTGCGCGGGCAGGATCGAGCTCGACAGCATCTCGAACAGATCGGGCACGACGGTCTGACGCGCTGGATCGAAGGGGACGCCATCGCGGCGCACGTGCTCTACCTCGCGCAAAACCCGGCGGAATGGCAGGGGCGGTTCGGCGTGGCTCCGGCGCCTGACCTCGCGGGGACGCTCGCCGTGCGCGGCGGGATCCGTGCGGGGATTTGCGAGCTGATCGTGCGGATGCTCCGCGACCCGGCCCCTTTGGGCGAAGGGGCGATCGTTGTGGACGGCGCGCTGTACGTGCACTTGGATTGGGTGCTCGGGACGTGGACGAGCCAGATGCCCAAGGCGCGGCTCCCCGCGACGTCCGTCTTGATCAAAGCCCTTGACGGTCTGGGCACACGGATCGAAGTCGCGGACGGCGGGCTCACCCAGATCGACACGCAAAAAATCGTTGCGTGGGCGGCGGAGTCGGGCTACGGTAACCAGACCCGCGTGACGGAATGGTTGAAATCGCACGAGGTGCAAGGATGACCGAAAGCAACGCCGAACGTCGCCCGCCTGGCGCCATTCGCAGAACCCCCCACGCATGGGGCACCATGAAGCGAATTCCGTGGCCCGTGTGCCGTGGGTGCGGCTTGGTGTGGCTCAAAAACGAGACGACCTTGCGCGCCGTGAAGCGGGGGCATTGGTTGTTCGCGGGGGAACGATGACCGTCGCGACCGACCTGCAAGCCCTTGCTGCGTCCGGACCCGAACACGATCGGGCATTTCGCGCAAACCGCCCCTTCGAGGCCTCGGCTTCGCGCATCAAGGATTTCCAGCGGTGCCCACGCCGGTGGGCTTGGCGAGTGATTGCCCACCGCGAAGAACCCCGCACGCAGGCACTCGAGGATGGCACGGCCGCGCACGCAATCGCGGAGGCCTGGCTCCGCGACGGCACCCCGCCGGACTCGACGTCGCCGCAAGGGCGGTGGGTACTCGAATCGCTGCCGCACCTCCCCCGCCCGGGGGAGTGCCGCGTGGAGCACGAATTCCACATTGGAATCGGGGACGTGCGTTTCTCCGGGAAGATCGACTTCATGCATGAGCCTACGAGCACGAAGGGGGATCACAAATTCGTCGGGGATCGGCGCTTCGCACTCACCGCGGAAACCCTCCTCGAAGACCCGCAGGCCATGCTCTACGTCGTGGCCCCGCCGCAATTCGAGGTCACGCGCTTGCGCTGGATCTACAACGAAAAGCGACGACGCGCGTCTACGCCGGTCGATGCTCTCGTGTCGTTCGAACGCGCGTGGGATTGGGTCCAGGCGCACCTCGTGCCTGTCGCGCGCGAGATGACCGAGTGGTTCGAAGCCTTTCGCGCAGTCGGAGTCGACGACCCGTGCGCGCTGCACGAGGCGATCCACGCCGTGCCCTGCAACCCGGCGGCATGCCAGGATTTCGGCAGGATTTGCCCGCATTCCGCTGTGTGTAGGATGTACTGAGATGACAGCAATCGGCCGCGCAGTCCTGAACTACTTTGGGTCGAAGGTGTCGACGGCACACCACTCGAGCCGTTCATTCGTGACAAGCGCGGGGCCACGTTCGACAAGGGCGTTGCTCGCCGGCGAACGGAAATGATTTGGACTAACGCGGCACAGCCGCAAGGAGCAAGAGAAATGGCACTGAACCCCAAAATCGAAGAAATCCGAGCCCGCGCAGCGGCCGCGAAAGCAGCGGCTGCGGGCCCCGTCGCGAGCGCTGTTCCGGCGGTGAACCCCTCAGCAGCGCCCGCCCCGCCCGCCCTGACGCAACCCGTCGAAGCCGTCACCGCCGCGGTCCGCGCCGAGCCGCGCGGACTCCCGTGGAAGGACACATACCCGGAGGCACTCAAAGCGGCTTGGCCTGCGCTTTCCACGGACGTACAGATGCAACTCGCCACGCAATGGGAGGGCGGACAGACTGCGCCGATCAATCCCCCCGAGGCGTTCCAGCCCGCGCCAGCGGCTCCTGCGCCCGAACCCGCGGCCGCGCCCGCGGTCCTCGCGCCCACGCCCGCGACCCCCGGACCCGATCCGGTCGTGCTCCCCCCGCCCGCCAAGCGGCGCGGGCGGCCCCCGAAGGCCGCGCCCGCGCCCTGCGCTTGCGCGCCCGCGGCCGCGCCCACGCCCGACGCCCTCCTCGAGGAGGTGCGCCGCACGAACGCCCTGCTAGAGACTCTGATCGAGGTGCTGGCTGGAGTATGAGTCGGATCGCTGCGCTTCCACGCCGTCCACCCCTCGCGGACGCGGGCACCCTCGTCCGCGAGATGACGGCGTGGCTGCGCACCCCGACGGGGACGATGACCCTCCGCCCGATCCAGGCGTGCACGCTCTACGAGGCAGCACTGCATCGCGGAGTCTTCTGTTCGGCGCGCACGTCTGCCGGCAAGACCCTGGCCGCTGGACTCCTGCCCAGAGTGGTCGGCGCGCAACGTCCCCTGCTGATCGTTCCAGCGGCGCTTACTTCGTCGTCGCCCAAGGTCGAAGGAAAAACCGAACGCGAATTCCGCGAGCTGCGCGCGCACTGGCAGATCCCCCTGTCATACCGGATCACATCCTACCAAAAGGTCTCGACCCGTCCGAAGTGTCGGATCCACGGGAAAACCCCCTGCCAGTGCGCGCGACCCGACCTCCTAGAGGAGTACCGACCGGATTGGATTGTGTGCGACGAAGCCCATAAGCTCAAACACGTGCGCTCTGCGGCGTGCGCGCGCCGAGTCGCACGCTACGTGCATGCGCATCCGGAGTGTGGGGTGGCGACGTTCACTGCGACTCCGCTCCGCGCCGGGCTCCTGGACTACGCGCACCTCCTGTGGTGGTCGCTGCGCTCGGGGGCGCCGGTCCCGGACGATCCGGACCTCCTCGAACAATGGGCTGCTTTGCTCGACGAAAACGACGGAAATGCCTTCGAAGGATTTCAGTCGCTCGACTACTCGATCCTCGTACCGCACCTCGGACCGGTCTACGATGGACCCACCGCGCGAAAGGCGTTCCGGTCGCGGCTCGTGGAGACCCCCGGAGTAATCGTGTCGCAAGATCGATTCGACGGCGTATCCCTCACGATTGAACCCGTGCGGCTTCCGCCGCGCAGGGACTTGGACGACGCTTGGCAACGCCTCCGAGAGTTGTGGGTCTCGCCGATTGACGATTGGTTACTTCTAGACAAGCAGCTCGGAGTCGCCGCCGTAGCGAAGCGCCTCGCGCTGGGGTTCGATTATTACCACAACCCGCGTCCACCAACGGACTGGATTGAGGCCCGCAAAGAGTGGCAGGGCTTCGTTCGCCGCGTGCTCGAAGCCTCCCCCACGTACGACACCATGGCGCAAGTGCGGGACGCCTGCCTCGCCGGGGTCCTTCCGCGGCATGCGTGGGACCGGTGGGCGGGGATCAAGGATTCCTACGAAGCGCGCAAACACCGGCAGACGCAGTGGCTCCACGCGGACGCGATCCAGCTCGCTTCACGGTGGGGACGCGACGGCGGGATCATCTGGGTGGACCACATTGAATTTGGGCGTGCCCTCGCAGAGGCAACGGGTTGGCCGTATTTTCACGAAAAGGGGTGCGACCCTCGCGGGAGATCGATCGGGTGGGTTTCGCACCAAGAACGCACGGTGATTGCGTCCTCCGCCGCGTGCTCAGAAGGCCACAACCTCCAGCCCCACGACGGGATGCCGGGTTGGTCGCGGAATCTATTCTGCACCCCGCCGAAAACAGCACTCGACTGGGAGCAGCGCGTCTCACGCACGCACCGCGACGGGCAGACCCGGGACGTGACTGTACAGTACATCGTGGGGTGCCTCGAGAATTTCGTTGCGCTGCCTTGCGCTGTGAGCTACGCTCTGCGAACCGAGGAATCCCTGGGGCAGTTTCAAAAACTGCTCCAAGCGGATCGTACCGAACCACCGCTGGAATGGGCACAAGGACCGGCGTACGGAATATGATCAACGCACCAACACTACTCGATCTGATCGAACGAATCGAACGCGAACTTCGCAACCGCGCAGCGGAGGACATCCCAAACGAGCGCGCCATAGGGCTTGAGGCCGCCGCAGGACTGCTGCGAGACCTCTTGAGCGATGCCGAACCCCGAACAAGGAAAGCAAACGAAGCATGAATCCTGAACTCGAACGAATCATGGCCCAAGTCAATGCGCAACGCGCGCAGCAACCCCCCGCGCCCGCGGGTCCACCCGCGCCAGCGCCCCAATACGCGCCCGCGGGTCCACCCGCGCCAGCGCCCCAATACGCGACCCAACCCCAACCCCAACCCGCGTCCCTCGCGGATCCCGCCGTGCGTGACTTCTCCCAAGGCCCGCCCGCTGTGCCTTGGGTTGCACTCACCGCGACCTGGGTACTCGATCGACTCACGCACTCCGGCACTCGATCCGGTGGGTGCATGTACAAGGCTCTCTGCACGTGCACGCACTCATCTACGCCCGACGTCACAGCCGGCGGGCAGTACGTGTACCTGTTCACCTATGATCCGCGGGCGTTCGCGGAGGAAGACGTCGCAAAAAACCGCCGCGCGCTGCACTCCGTGCAAGACCTGATCGTCGCCGCGTGCGGCTTGCCTGCGCTTCCGCCGAGCGCGCCCGAGCAAGTCAAGACCGAGTGGTCCGCTGAAGTCGAGCGAACCAAGGTCGTGCTGATGCAAGCCTCGGCGGAGACCGGGTCACTCGGACTGCCGTTCCGCTCGCAGCAAACCCCGCGCACCACGCGCAACGGCAAAACCGTCACGAACATCGCCTTTTTTCCGGGGGTGTGATGATCCCCGCCCTCGCACTCGATACCGAAACCGAGTGCTTCACGCCGGCGCGGATGTCTCCCCGCCCGGTGTGCCTCTCAATCGCATCGGATAGCGAGGGTACGCTTATCCCTACGCCCGAGGCGCGGCAGGTCTTTCTGGACTTGCTCGCCTCGGGCGCTCCTTTGCTCACGGCGAACGGGCCGTACGATCTCTGTTGCGCTCTCGCGTGGTGGGATTGCACCGCGGAGGTCCTCGAGGCCCTCGAGAGAGACCAGATCGGGGACGTGTGGGTAATCGAGCGGCTCGCAGAGATCGGCGGACTCACTCCGCGCAAGGACCTCTCGCTCGCGAATCTCCACCAGGCGCACGGACTTGGCGTCCTGCCGAAAGACGACGTCCGCACGTCCTACGGACCCCTGCTCAATCGTCCCCTCTCGGAGTACTCGGAGGCGCAGATCCAATACGCCACGGACGACGCCTGCGCCACACTCCGAGTGTTCCGCCGCCAAGAAAAGCGCTGGATCGACCCCGGACACATCCACTGGGCAGACGTCGCCATGCTCACCCGCAAGCGGACGTGGCTTGAGGCCACGCGGGTCTATGGGCTCCGAACGAACCCCGAGCGCCTTGCAGACCTCGCACGTGGCGTGACCGAGCGGATCACCGAGCTTCGTCAGCAAGTCGCAGATCTCGGGATCATCCGCGCGGACGGGACGAAAGACTCCGGGGTGCTCCAAGCACTCGTAATCGAAGCATACACCCGCGAGGCCGTGCACCCGCGCCCGGGGCAGCGCGTCATCGACCACGTCCGTGAGATCGCACAAGCCCCAGACGCCGCGCGGCGCGGAGTCCCGCTCACGCAGAAACCCCGCGAAAAGAAAGACGCACCACCCCGCAAAAAGCCCTGGGTTCCGTCCGTGCGTACGGACCACGCCACCCTCGAGGAAAGCGGAGACGATCGGCTGATCGCATTCGCGGAGTACGGGTCGTGGTGCTCGACGGAAACCATCCTCCCGAAATACGCCCTCGGCGCGATCGAACCAATACACACGAAATGGGGCATGGCTGACTCGACACGCACGACGTCGAGCGCCCCACCTGTGCAAAATCTCGGGAAAAAGAACGGGATTCGGGAGTGCTTCATCCCACGCCCGGGGTTCGTGTTCGTATCAGTCGACCACGGCGGACTGGAAAACGCAACGCTAGCGCAGTGCTGTATCTGGTATGCGCGCAAGCACGGGTTCGCGGATTTCGTGCGCGGTGGGGGGGATTTGCATTGCCTGGTCGGAGCTGCAATCCACGGGTGCTCGTACGAGGAGGCTTTGCGGCTTCACGCGGAGGAGGAGCCTTCATTCGAGAACGCGCGGCAAGCGGCAAAACCAGTGAATTTCGGATCTCCGGGAGGCGCGGGTTGGCGGCGACTCCAAGCCTCGGCGAAACTCCTCCAAGGCTTCGACTGGACCGACGACGACGCGAAGCGGTATAAGGCCGCCTGGCGAGCGGCTTGCCCGGACGTCGTGGCGTATCATGCGTGGGTGGACTCCCGCTCGGACGGCAAAGGGCGGTACACAGTGCCGATCCCCGGCACGACGATTACGCGACGGGGTTGCACGTATTGTTCCGCGTGCAACAACGGATTCCAGGCTCTCGGGGCCGTGGTTGAAGCGTACGTTGGATGGGAGATTTGGCGGGAATGCCTAACCGGGCGTACGCGCGCGGGGGCGTTTTCGGTGCTGGGGCTGTGCCACATCGTCAACTACGTGCACGACGAATTCATCCTAGAGTGCCCGCGCGAATTCGTGCACGAATGCGCGGAGCGACTCGAATGGTTCATGGCGGAGGTGCCGCTCGCAATCATGCCGGACGTGCCTTTGCGGTCCGACGCAAAAGCCATGGCATTTTGGAGCAAAAAAGCGAAGCGCGTCATCCGGGACGGGCGCTTGCAGGTGTGGGAGGGGTGATGCTCCTAGCAGCGATCGACCCCGGTGCCCACCCAGCGTACGTCCTACTCGATCTCGAGCAAGCCCACCCACGACGCTACTTTCCCCGCGCCGGACCCCTGCCCCTCGTGGTCGCCGCGGCACTCGCGCACCCGGATTGGCTGTCCCGAGCGGGCGCCGTGGCGACAGAGCTCCAATGGTTTCGCCGGCGGCGCAAGGCTTCGCCGAAATCGATCCTCACGCTTGCGTTTTCGGCGGGGTGGCAGCTCGCTCGGGCGTGCGCGTACGGGGCGACGCCACTCGCTCTCGACGTCGACGCCTGGCGAGCTGCTTTGGGTTTGGATCCGGGCGTCCCCAAGGAGGTAGCCGCGGCGCGGTGCGCCCGATCGCTTTTGCCGGCGGAAACCCTTCTCTTCGCACGAACGGGGGCGTCGCCGAAAAGGCTTGCCGATCTCTATGATGCCGTCATGATCGGATGGGCCGCGTTTTTGCAGCCCGCCGAGTACCGATCCCCGCCGTAACCACCAAAAAAAAAACGAGAAAAGAAATGACCTTGAACCCCGACCCCGAAGATCGAATTGCCGAGCTTTTCGAGCAACAGCAAATCAAAATTGCATCTGCGTTGCAGGACGTGGCTGCTGTCTGGGAAAAAATCAACACGACGCCAATCGACTCTGCAGACATGGCGCACTGCCTGCGGCAAATTGCTCAGAAGATCGAGGACGCATGATCTCCACGCTCGAAGCCCTTCGCGACGCGCGGATTCTCGTTCGCGATCTCGACGCCCAAGTCCGCAACCTCGAGGCACCACACCTCGCGGCGGCCGAAGCCGTGTCCTGCGAGGCCCGGGCGGATCTCGCCGCGGCCTGCGCGCTCGAAGCGGAGCTCGCGTCCGACGCGGCCGTGCGCTATGCCGCGGCCACGTCCGCCCGTCGGGCGTCCCTGCTCGCGGGACACGAAACCCCTATGCCTGGCGTCCCGACGGGATGCGCGGTGCAATGCCGCCCCGCAGTATCGATTACTGCGCCCGACGAGATCCCCCGGGCACTGTGCGCGCCCAACAAGACGCTCGTGGCGGCCGCCCTCAAACAGGGCGCAGTCCCCGGCGCGCGCTTGACGGAGCGATTCGTGTTCGTGTTTCGTACGCAGGACGATTCTTCTTGCGCGCCTGCTCGAGGCAAGGCAAGGTAGCGTATGCCCACCAAACCCCCGACAATCCAAACCAGGCGAATCGCCTGGGCTGCTCGCCGCGGTGTGCCTGGCCCCTGGCGCGTCGACTTCAAGAGCCTCAACCGACACGACCGTCGGGCTGCTCTGGTGTGCCTACGATCGGAGTCGAAATACTACGCATCGTGCAACCGCGTTGCGCGTGGAGGAAAGCAATGACCGGCTATTTCAAGGTGATTTCCACAGGTCGCGATCTACACGGACACGAGTGCCGGCGCGGCGGAGCACGCTCCGGCGCCCCCGTCCCGCCCGAACGTCGCATCTGCTCGTGGGTATACCCGTACGGCGGGACGCGGCAGCGGCTGATCGCGCAGGCACAAGCCCAAGCGCAACAAGCGCTCGTGCAAGGATCCCGTGCAGAAGAGGTGCGTTGTGGCTAGCGATCTGCGGCCGCGGCGCAGACTGCTCGCCGGCGTGCATGAAGCCACAGTTACGACTTGGATTTGGCAGCATCTGGACTTGGCTTCGGGCGTAGAGTTGGGGTACACGTCCGACGAGCTGGACCGGGCTGCTGGAATCAAACTGAATCCCGAGTCGCTGGAAGCGCTATGCAGTGTCGCGTGCCCGCAGGACCTACGAGAAGCACAGCGTGTACGCCTGCTCATGGGCACGCTGCGCTACGGGGCTTGCGGTCGTAACTACTACGATGCGATCGGGTCGTGCTTAGCGCGTTGGCTTGAGTACCTGCAAGCGGGCAACCGCGAGCATCTGGTTGATATCGCCAACCTCGTTGCGCTGGAATGGCTGTGGCCGAATGCCGAAAACCCGTTCTGGCATTTGCCGGTCGCCCGCGAACGTCACTACGACCCCGCCGATCTGTGCGCCTTGTATTTGCAGTGCAGCAACCGCGCTTGGCTCGTGGAGCTGATCGACGCTGTCCGCCGCGAATGGGCTTGCCCGAGCGTGCCGGGGGCGCATTGGGCGCCGCAGGATTGCGGAGGGCACTGGAGCCTGCGAAACCGATGAACCAGAAACCACCCTGCCCCCACGGGCTGTTGCGCTCGAAATGCTCTGAGTGCCGGCGCGAACGCAAGCGCGAGTACAACCGCGCCCGCAGCGCCGACCCCGCCTACCGCGAACGCAAGCGCGAGTACATGCGCGAGTACCGCGCCGACCCCACCTACCGCGAACGCATGCGCGAGTACAACCGCGCCCGCAGCGCCGACCCCGCCTACCGCGAACGCAAGCGCGAATACGACCGCGACCGCCGCGCCGACCCCGCCTACCGCGAACGCAAGCGCGAGTACAACCGCGACCGCCGCGCCGACCCCGCCTACCGCGAACGCAAGCGCGAATACGACCGCGCCCGCAGCGCCGACCCGGCCTACCGCGAACGCATGCGCGAGTACGACCGCGACCGCCGCGCCGACCCCGCCTACCGCGAACGCAAGCGCGAGTACGCCCGCGCGCGCAACGCCGACCCCGCCTACCGCGAACGCAAGCGCGAGTACATGCGCGAGTACCGCGCCGCAGCCAAAACCAAAAAGGAATCAGTATGATCGTCGTAGACCCAGAGCTCAAAGCCTTCATTCCCCCGCTCAGCTCGGCCGAGCGTGCCTCCCTCGAGGCGGAGATCATCACCGCCGGACGGGCCGTGGATCCGATCGCCGTCTGGTCGACTCCCGAGGGTGACGTAATCGTCGACGGACACAACAGGTTTGCGATTTGCCAAGCGCATGGCCTGCCTTTTGCGCTGCGGTACGTCACTTTCGATAACCGCAACGAAGCCAAGCGTTGGATGCTTGATCATCAACTCGCCCGGCGAAACCTGACTGCAGATCAGGTAATCGCCCTCGCAGCCCTCCGCGGGATCGATCCTCCGGCTGGGTTCCGCGGTCTCGCGGCGCAGAAGACGTGCGCCGAGCTCGTTGCCGCCGGGGCCGCCGACGCGCTTGCCCCGGTGCTCGCAGGCAAGTCAACGGCGCGTGTCGCGTGGCTGCGCTGGCGCGAGACCAACCTGCAAGCAGGATCGCGGAAGCAGCGCGCGAAGACCGCCGCGCCGGCGCCTGACCCGCTCGAAGCAGCGCGCACCGAAGCGCGCGAACGCTCGGCAGAACGCACTGAAAAGCGAGCTTTGAAAGCGGCGCTCGCAGAAAACGAGCGCCTCCAGAGCATGCTAGACGCAATTGCGCACGAAAACGCGACGGCGCTCCCGGCAATCCCGCGGCTAGACTTGTCCGACAAGCGCCGCGAAGGAGCGTGCATCACACTACTCGGCGACATTCACGCCGGCGCCAACGTTGCGCGCTGCGCGGCATCATTCGACAACCGATACTCGCCAGAGATCGCGCAGTACCGCGTGCGGCGCTACTTCGCCGGCGTGGCGTGGCACGTTCGCGCCTATCGCGAAGTCGCATGGGACCTACGGCACATCGTAGTCGCATTCCTCGGGGACATGATCGACGGACACCTGCACGGCGATCAACAAGAGACCAGCCAATCTTCGATTACGACGATCAACTGGCTCGAACCCTTGCTGATCGATGGTGTGCGCTCTCTGCTCGAGCTCGACGCACAGATCGATTTGGTGTGTAGCTACGGCAACCACGGACGCGACACGATCAAGCCACGCCGCGAAACCGGTGCACAGCATTCCTACGAATGGGGTATGTACCAACGCATCGCCCGCGTGCTGCGCTCCGACGGAGTGCGCGTACTAGCCGATCCGACCGCGCATCAATATCACGAAGTCTACGGGTACACCCTGCACTTCACGCACGGAGACGAGACCAGATTTGCCGGCGGTGTTGGCGGAATCAGCATCCCACTGAACAAGGCGTTCGACGCTTGGGACAAGGTCAAACACGCCGATTATCACCACTGCGGTCATTGGCACCAGCAACTCGACGGCGGACGCTGGATCGCAAACGGGTGCGTCAAGGGCTACGACCCGTTTGCCATGTCGTGCAAAGGCGCGCCCGAAACGCCTCGTCAGACGCTATACGTGCTCGACGCAAAGCGCGGAAAAACAGCTGTCACTCCGCTATGGGTGTCCGACGCGACAGACGAGGTGTCGCTGTGACCGTGTGGACCGCCGGACAATGCATCGCCAATCGTCGTGCGCGTGGGGTCACTGCGCACGACGATTGGCTGGCGAGTATCGATGCCGCAGCAAGATCGGAAAGACTTTGGTGGGCTCGGTCAGTCAAAGATCGGCGCGAGGCCGAGCGTACTGGGCTGCTTGTGCGCAACGAAGAGCGCGCCCGGGCTTGGGCGCGGTCGAGAGGTGTACTGTGAAACCGCAGTACCCGCTGATCGAAATCTGGTGGGATGACGCGCACTGCCAGATCGAACAGACATTAGTCGAGGATCTGGCCGAAGACCAAGACGTGTGCACAGTCGGCTATCTCGTGCGTGAAACAGATCGGTCTGTGACCATCGCGGCCGAAGTGCTCGACGGATCGCCCGATGCTTTTCGCAGCGCTACCCGGATCCCGAAAGGCATGATCCGGGAGATGCGTCCGCTCACGCGCACCAAATCACGCAGTCGAAAACGAATTGGAGAAAAGTCATGACCAAAGGATCACACGACCGACAACCCAACCGTCGCGCGGAGAGGCAACGGCGCGCAGCCGAACGCGCAGCGCAAACACCCACCGAACGTGCTGCCTGTGCCGCAGCAAACCGCCGGCGATATCGCGAGCTGCATCCCGCACGAGACGTGCAGAGGGTGACGCTGTGACCTTGCCCAAAGGCTTCGGCACAATCCGCACACACACCCCGGGCGTGTACCTCGACCTGCTCCACCCCGATCCGGATCTGATCTCGCTCGAAGACATTGCCTGGTCCCTCGCGAGGATCAATCGCTGGACGGGGCACACCAGGTCCTATTCTGTGGCCGAGCACTGTGTGTACGTGAGTTGCATCGCGCCTGAGCCACTACGCCCGTGGGCTCTGCTGCACGACGCGGAGGAATATGCCACGGGCGATTGCGCGTCTCCGCTGAAGATGCTTCTGCGGGGGATCCCCGACCTACCCGAGGATGTCCGACGTGAGCTCCGCGCCGAACTCTCGCCGGAGCTGTGGCAATTCCTCTACGCGGGCCTCCCAGGTTACCGATCGATCCAAGACGGTTGGGCTCGAGCTGTGTCCGCACGATTCGGTGTTCCGATCGAGCACATCAAGCAATGGGATCGCGAAGCCCTACTCGCCGAACGGCGCGACCTCTTGGGGATCGACGAACCTTGGATCGAAGACGGCATGGGGTACGTGGCTTATCCCGTGCCGGTGCGTCCTTTAGGCGATCCGACCAAGGCGGAGCGCCTGTACCTTCGCCGAGCATGGGAGCTGGGGATCCGATGACGCCCAGCAGCACATGGCGCGACCTCGAGACCTGGTTGTCCGCCGCGCCGAACCGGACAGTGTGTGTCGACCGCACAAGAGGGGATTTCAAATGTCTGCTTCGCGAAGACAGCCCCGGGTATGACCCCGCCGATAGCGGTCCGCGGATACAACCGCAATCGTGGTGTTGTAATCACTGTGATGCAACAGCGGATTGCGCGGTAGCTGGGGCGATCCGCGATTGGCGATGTCGTCCCCGAGACCATCTTCGCGAGTAGGGAAACATCCTACCTATTTTCTCCGAGCAGACGGATTTCGCTGGCGCGTGCCCGAGCCGGGGCGCATGATTTGATCGCCCCGGCAAGACCGGGCGAAAGGAACAAATGTCCGACCAGAGTCAAGAGACCAGCGCCCCCACCCCCGAACCCACCCCCTACTCGGCCGAGGAAGCAGCCCGCGCAGCCCTCGCCCATCCCGATCCGGACGGCCCGACCGTCCAGATCCGCTCGGCCTGGCGCAATCTCTCGTGCTCCGGATCGGGCCCCGAGGCCTACCGGCGTGTGCGCTACCCCGGATCCACGTCCTGGGAGTGGCCGGACGCGGACCGCCTCCCGGCGAAGGGTGGGTGGCGCGCATCCGAGCGCCGAGCTACCGCTCACTGCGACGTGCCCGTCGGGACGATCGTCGTGACCTACGATCGCGCGGTCTATCGCGGCCAGCGCGGACGCTGTTCTGTGTCGTTCGGGGTCGCCGTGCCGCGCGAGCCCGGCGCCGCAACGGGCACCCTCGTGGACTGCCCGCACCGGACGCTGCGCTCGCGTCCGGTGTATGAAGTCACGCTGCCAGACGGCAGCAAAATCGACTGCCCGCGCAACGTAGCATAATCGCTTCCTCCGGCGCCTGCCCGTGACTCGGTCGCGGGCAGGCCCAGGTGAAGCGACCAACCAGCACAGCACCAACCAGGAGTAATCATGACTAAACGCAAATCGATTGTATCGCCTGAGATCACGGAAGAAATCGCGGAAGCCCTCGCGGAACCCGGCGAGGCGCCCGCCCCCGCCAACCACATCGATCAGGAATCGATCACGGACATCCTCGCCCGACGCGAGGAAGCCGAGGCCGCACTCGCCCGACGCGCAGCGGAAAACCGCCGCTTGGCTGCGGAGATACGCGAGCAAGCGGCTACACAGTACGACGCGTCTGTCGCTGCCGCTACTGCGGCGTGGAACGCTGCCCTAGCTCTTGCGGACGCCGAACGGGAGGCAGTAGACCGCGAGGCGGATCGCCTCGAAGCCGAAGCGGACGTGATTGCCGCGCCGACTCGGGCAGCGAAGAGCCCCCGGGCGCCGACTCGGGCAGCGAAGAGCCCCCGGGCGCCGACTCGGGCGGCGAAGGCTCCCCAAGCAACCACTGACTGCGTAGTCGCTGCCGTCGCGGCCGGTGCAGATCGCCGCGCTGAAGTCGTGCGGCGCACGGGCCTAACCGCCACGCAAGTCACACGAGCACTCGCGGCGGGAGTCCGCGCCGGACTGCTGAGTCGATCCGGGACCAAGCGCGGCACGACCTACGGCATCGACGCCGTCCGGGGGACGAAATGACCTGGCTTAACCGCTCAGATTTGGACGCGACCTGGCCGGAGTGGCTCCGATCGGGTGATTGGGTATCCGCCGACATCATGCTGGTCAACGGAACCGTGTGCTGGCACGACGGCGAGTGGTGCAGCGGCGTCTGGCGCGGCGGTGTCTGGTGCGACGGTGTCTGGCGCTGCGGCGAGTGGCACGACGGTGAGTGGCACGGCGGTGAGTGGCGCGGCGGCGTCTGGCGAGGCGGCGTCTGGCGAGGCGGTGAGTGGCGAGGCGGCGTGTGGCACGACGGTGAGTGGCACGGCGGTGAGTGGCGCGGCGGCGTCTGGCGAGGCGGCATCTGGCGAGGCGGCGAGTGGTGCAGCGGCGAGTGGCGCGGTGGCGTCTGGCGAGGCGGCGAGTGGCACGGCGGCGTGTGGTTCGGCGGTGAGTGGCGCGGTGGCGAGTGGTTCGACGGC